GAGGGAGCGGAGAGGTCGCTGTTGGAACGCTTCGACCACGCCTCGATGCTCACGCCGTTGGGGGTGGGGTCGACTCCCACCGCGGGGAAGGCGGCGCCGACAGTATCGGTGGAGACGGTGGACAGGGTGTAGCCGGCCAGCAGCTCGTGAAGCTCGGCGTCGGGGTTGCACACCTGGAGCTCCAGGCCCACCCTTCGGGGTACGGCGTGCTCCTGTGCGTCGACGCAGCGGGACCCGTCGGCCAGCTTGACCTCGAAGTCCTCCCCCTCGCGGTACTCCGGGGTGAGGACCAACTGCACGAACTTGATGATGTAGCCGTTGGTCGCTCCCGCAGGCGTCAGCCCGGCGGCGTCGAGACGTGCGAAGCGGGCCACGATGCCCCGGATGGAGACAGGGCCGGTCAGGTTTGCCACGAGAAGCTCCTACTGTCGGGGGTCACGCTACGGCCGTGTCGATCTGGGCGGCGAGGTGCGCGCAGCGGTTCCAGCGGATGCCGTAGCCACGCTGGGCACGGAAGGCGACGATGTTGTTCGACTCGTCGGTCGCCTCGCCCATGTCGCCCTCGAAGACCTGCACGGGGGAGCGGTCGACGATGATCCAGTCCGTGGCGTAGGCGTACTCCAGGGTCCCCGCAGGAGCCACTCCCGCAGGCGAGGAGCCGGTGTATCCCCCTCCGGGGACCACCACGTGGCCTCCGATGGTGGTGAGCCTGCCCTGGCGCTCCATGAGGTGTCCTCCGGCCTGCCACAACTCCACGAGGTAGGGCCGGGCGTGGATCATGCCCCGTCCGACGAGGTTGGTAGCGAGGCCCTGAACGAGAAGGGCCAGACCCCGGGCCAGGCCGAGGCCGGTGCCGAGGGTCGTCGCTGTTGCTGCTGCAAGATGCGGGTTGGCCGCGGTCAGCGTGCCGGTCCAGAACTCCGCCTCTACGCCGAAGGACTCGATGGCGGCCAAGCGACGACGGGCGCGGCCCTCGTAGTCCTGGGCCTCCCACCCCCAGGTCCCGCACTCGTCGCGCACCATGCCCACAAACGGGTCGTAGGAGTAGATGGCGGCGCGGTTGCGGCCGCTGGTGAGTTGGGAGGAGGAGCACGGCGCCCACATGTCGATCCCCTGGCAGGACTCCGGGGTGAGGCGCATCCCGCCCATCCACTCGTGGTCGCCGTGGTCGACCGTGGTGGCCGAGGCGATGAGCCCGAAGGGCTGGGCGAACTGGGGCGGGCCGTCGATGACGGACTCCGGCCCCACCCCTGCGACAAGTGCCGCGTCCCGGGCCACCCACTCCGACCAATCGGCGGAGTGAGGAACCCGGGCGAGCGTGGACTGCTCCACCGACTACGCCTGAACGGTGGCGCAGGTAAGGGCGGTGGCCGAAGGTGCGCCGGTCGTGCCGGTCGGGCAGGAGGGGATGGAGATTTCGAGGGCTTCCAGGTTCGAGACCTTGGCGACATTCGCCCACGTCTCGGTGAACACCCGGTAGCGGTTGCCGGGAGAGGTGCCCGAGCCCATGGTCAGCGCCGAGTCCCGGATGAGGCCGATGTTGAGCGTGGCGCCCTGGAGGCCGACGAAGGTGCCGGGGACGTGCAGGTACATCAGGCAGTTGGTCGGGAAGGCGTTGAGCACGCCCGCGCTCTGCGCCGCGAAGACCTGGGAGCCGGCGGTCTTGGAGTCGAAGTACCACGTCACCCGGATGCCGAGGCCGGCGAGGTCAGCGGCGATCTCTCCCGCGGAGGGAGCGTCGGAGGGGTTGAGGAACTGTCCCGCGGCCCAGTCGGCGTCGAACAGGGCCGGGGTCCACGACGGGGCGTAGAGGTCGAGCACGTAGTCGGGCGCGAGGCGGTTGCGCGAGCGGATGCCGGCAGCGGCCGAAGCCAGCGCCGCGGTGAACTCCCGCACCGATCCGAGCGGCGAGGTGCGGTTGACAGCCAGCGACCCGGCGGCGATGCCGTCGAGGCGCACCTGCTCGGACACGCGGGCGGCCTGAACCAGCGCAAGCTGCGTCTGGGCCTCCACCCGCTCGGGGAACGTGAGGGCGCCCCAGTTGTTGAACTCCAGGCAGGAGTAGATGGCCACGGTGTCCACCTCCACGATGGCATCGCAGGCCACGTTGAGGCAGGTCTTGACGGCCGGGGCGCCGCCGGCCAGGTCGATCGCCGCGGTGAGGGTCGCCACGCTGCCGGTGATCGAGGACAGGGCCGGACCGGGCACGAAGCGGATACCGCCGCGCTCAGCCCCGAAGCCGGGGAGTGCATCGCCCACGGGCTCGCCGGTGTTGCCGACGTTGAGCTGGTCGTAGAACGTCCCCACGGGGGCGCACAGACCACCCGCGGCGGTCAGGGCGTTGACGTCGCGCATGTTGGTGCGATCGATGGCGTCGCGCACCATGCGGGAGTTGGCCCGCTCGGAGTGCATGGGCGACAGCATCCGCTCGGAGGGGATGTCCAGGTGGATCGAGGCGACGACCACCTTCTCGTCCACGCCCCGGGAGGCACTGCCGAGCTGCTCGGAGCGCGCCACCATGGCCGTCACGATCTCGTCCATGCCGGCGAGGCGCTGGCCGATCCCGAACCCGGGCACGTCTGCTCCCGCGGTGATCGACACCCGCGGCCCGGAGGGCACGGCGCGGGGCTGGCGGTTGGCCGGCACCCTTCGTGCCACGGCAGGCACCCGTGCGCTCGCCGTCTGGGCAGGGGCCACGGGGACGGTCGTGGTGACCTCCACGGGCTCGGGGGTGGCTTCGGGCTCCGGCTCGCCCTCGGGCTCGTCGGGGGTGCCGGTGTCGCTCAGGGCGGCCATCTCCGCTTCCAGGGTGGCGGCTTCCTCGGCCATCAGGCGCGATGCCTCGGCCCTCTCGCCCTGCGCGGTGGTGATCGTGCGTGCGGACTCCACCAGGGTCCGCATGGCTGCGGTCCGCTCGGGGGAGGGATCGGCCTCGCGCACCTCGCCGAAGGTGGCGGCGATCTGTGCGGCCAGCTCGGCGATGTCCTCATCGCTCAGCTCGGCCAGGTTCTCGGGAAGGGCGGGGATCTCGATGTTGTCCACGGGGCTACCTCTTGGAATCGCAGGGGCGGGGCTGGGACGAGGTCCCGTGACATCCGCTCAACGAGGTCGAGTCGGCCCTCTCAGTGTGGCCGTAACACAAGGTCGGGCGATTTTTCTACCTCGGCACCGAGCGCAGAGTATCCATCAGGTCGTCGATGTAGAACCGGGCCACGCAGGTCGTCAACGAAGCCAAGTCATGCCGTGCTTCCAGCGAGCGCCACCTCGAACCTCTTGACTCCTGATCATAGCGCGGTTAGGGTGGGGTCATGACGACGACACAGACCACCACCCGCAAGCCCACTTTCTTCGTGCGCACCACTCGCAGCGACGGCAAGGTCCGCTGGGTCGGCCCGAGCCGGTCGCATGGTCGGGCGATGGCGAGATACCCAGGATCGTGAACGCCAGGATCGTGGGGGCTACCGTGCTACCGCCTGGCCTGAGTGCCTGGCCTGAGAGCCTGATCTGGCCCGACTACGGCCAGCATTGGGACGGCCAGCTCGACTACGTCGCGTGCGGCGACCGGCATCCCACCCAAGGTCGGACGTGACCGTCAGTCGGGGTCTCTGCTTTCCGATCACTAAGTTCTCCGAGCCCGATCCGGCCGCGCTCTGCGGCGGGCCGCCGACGGTGGCGGTCGTGCACAGCTCAGGGCGGTTCGCTGGCAAGCGTCGTCGGGTCCCACCGCAGCTATCGGGATGCCACCTGCCGCTCCGGAAACCGCCTTGGGTCACGCCCGGGTGGCTGAACCCGTTCGCCATGGGCGACGGGGTGTGGTTCCACGAGGGCTGCGCTCCGAGGATGGACCTGCCGACGTTTACGGCACAGCGTGGGCCCATCCGGTTCCTGTCGACCGAGTGGTCGAACGAGTGATGACCCCCCCGGATTGGGCTCTCGTGGAACGCATGGTTGGGCTGCCCGACTATGCCGTGGTCGTAGCCGTTTGGCCGTGGCCCGATGGCGGATGGATGGCCGGGGCCGCACTGCTCGACCGCGACGGCGCATCGGGACAAGGGCTGGCAAGCGGGCTTCTGGCCCTGCCTGAGGAGAGCAACCCGCCGTTCAACATCTACGACGGGTTCCCCAACGGGATCAACAGGCACGCTCCGACAGCGGGCGAAGCCATCCAGTCTTTGTGGACGGCCGTACACCACGGCCGATGAGGGCAACTAACCGCCCTACCTTCCGTCCATGCCCGCTCGCCTCATCGACGTGGCCCCCAAGGTCCGCTGGGCAGGGAGCCGGGCACTGGTGCCCATCGACCGCAGCGCGTGCCCGATGTGCGGCGGTGCGCTGCACGAGGTGACGATGGACCAGCCGGCGCTGTTCCGACACGGCGGGTACGGAGCGACGACGGAGACGCACTCGGTGTTCTGCCTGCCCTGCGGGTGGGGCCTCACGGTGAGCACCACCGAGGTTCGCCCCGCTCGGCTACCAGTCGGCTGACTCAGCCGCCGCTCGCCGTAGCTGCTGCTCCCACGGCGTCATCCGCTCCCCCCGCGGAGCGGCGGAGGGGGCGGGCTTGACCGAGGACTGGCGGCGGGTCTTGGCCCGGTAGGAGGCCACGTACTCGGCGTTGGGCTTCTGGCAGCACGCCTCGCGACAGCCCCCGTGGGTGTAGCTCGTGCGCGTGCCGTGGTCGCTCACGGCGATGCGGCGACCAGGGTGTCCATCTCGGCCACCAGCGACGCGGTGACGAGGGGGTCAAGGACCAGCAACGAAGCCCGGAGGTCAGCCACCGAGCGGTCCACGATGGCCTGCACCGCCGCCGCCGTCAGTCCCTCGTGCCGGGCAGGGGCGAGCATCCCCGCGGCCACCAGGGCCATGGGCTCGTCGTCCACCAGCCGGGCCCGCGGGCGCACTTCCACCATCTGCTCGGCCCCTGCGGCCATCGATACCGGGAATCCCGGTACGGGAACCGACAGCGCGGCGATCAGTTCCAGGCCGGCGCCGGGCCACGCCCTCCAGTCGCCTGACACGGCCAGGGAGCGGGCACGCATGATCTGCTCGGTGGTGATCCCCGGCGCAACCGCTCCTGCTACCCAGATGCCGAGGGCGTCCTCACCGGCGCGCACGTTGGCCCAGACCGTGGTCGAGTCGTCGTAGTGGCGCCGCGTCCTCCGGGCGTCGAAGGGCAGCTCCGCATGTCCGCCGTCCATCGTCAGGTGCCCCACCCGCACGGCTCCGGAGTCGGTCTGGACGAAGCCGCCGGAGTGGAAGGGCTCGTAGTTGAGGCTGGAGCGCGGGGGGCGCGTGCAGCCGGAGCGTAGGAGGCCGGTGTGACAGGTTCTCCACGTGGCGATGTGGCCCCACACCCGCCCGTCGTCTCCGACACGAAGGGGCGTGGGAGCGTCGAGGGACGGGTCAGCGAACCACCCAGAGGGGGGCTCGGCAGGGGTGGAGGCGGCGATGAGGCCCGGAAGAGTGGCGCCCTCGGTCTCGATGGGGGCGGGGATCTCCAACTCCACGGAGTCGGGGGCCACGACGCACTGCTGGAAGGCGGGGTGGGGGTGCAGGGTGAAGCCGGCCACCCGCCCGGAGGTGATCTCCTCCCACCAGTCCTCCACGTCAGCTCCGCCAAGGATGATGTCGAGCCCGTCCTCGGCCCACGGTGGCGTGCCCATGACCTCGGAGGCGAACACGTCGATGTCGGCCGATCCCCACCGAAGCACTTGGTCGCGCACGAGACGAGCCGCTTCCTGGCCCTCGGTCCCTCCGAGGTCGAAGGTCCCGGTGCCCATGATGAGCTGCACTCCCGGCACCGCGTCCCACTCCACCCGCTCCAGCGTCTCGATCGAGCCAACCAACGGGGCGTCGAAGTGGGAGGAGTTGCGTGCCTGGGCCCACAGGGGCAGGGGGAGGTCACGGAACTCCAGGGCCATCGGCCGGATGGCGCGGTGGTCGCCGGTCCTCAGCCCTTCGAGCAGGACCACGGCGTGCCACCGCTCCGGCAGGGGGCCGTCAGCTGGCGGATCACCAACCGCGGCGGTCGTTCCCTCGATGGCGGCGGTTACCGTCTCCTCGTCGCAGCCCCCACACGTTCCTCCGCACTCGCAGGGCTGGATGAAGAAGCGGGCGCGGCGCGGCATGCGCGGAATCGTACGCGTGACACGGCGCAGGTAGGGTGTGCCGTCCTAGGCGGGCGCTATCTCCTCATCGGGGGCGAGGCTCAGCGTGACGCACCGGCAATTCATGACCTGCTCCGGCGAGCCATCCGGGTCTCCTGGCCACATCAGCTCCTCGCCGCCCACGATGAAGGGTTCACCAGGACCGACCCTCTGGCCGTCAGCCTCAGCGTGGTCAGGCCGGGTTCTTCCGTCGTTGCCGGCGCTCAGCCACACCCGATCCAGGGCATCCTCCCCTGCCTGAACAAGGGCGTCCCCGGCCTCGAAGGCGGCTTGGTTGGAGCTACCCACCACCCACGTCCTGACCAAGGTCCGCTGCTGGTGCTCCACCCGCACGAACACCTCCTGCACCCGCGCTACGAGGGCGTCCACGGACTCACCGTGAGCCAGCCCCGTCGCCAGCTCGCTCTCCAGCCGGGGCACGAGGTGGCTCGACAGGCCCCGCACCTGATCGGAGAAGCGGGCGATGCGGGCGCGAAGGGCGTCCTCCACCGAGGACAGGACCAGGGCGTCCTTGCCCAGCTTGTGGACAGCGACCACCGCGGCCTCGCTCAGGATGGAGCGCACCACATCCCCCACCTCGTCCAGGTCGTCGTTCCACTCGCCGTCGTCCCAGGGGGGCACCGAGGCCGTGCGGGAGCGCAGGCGGGCCTCCAGGGCGTGCTGTTGGACCTTGATGGCGGCGCGCAGGGCTCGACGAAGGCGTAGCTCCCACCGCGCCATCCGGTAGGCGGCGATGGTGCGCCTGCCGTTGAGGGCGGGGATCACAGCCTGCGTCGATCAGGTCGGCACGGCATCCCCGGCGCCCCGCACTGGCAGCCGCTCTCGTCCACTCCGCCCCACGGCTCCAGGGGATGAGCCTCGCAGACGTGCCCGCACCCGCGGCAGTACACGCACGCGTCGTCGCAGGTGAACAGCTCCTCGATGCGCATCTCAGCCGCCGATTAGGGCCAGGGCCCGGGCCTCGGCCTGCGCGCACGCCTGGCGCGCCGCCTCGGGACCGTGCGTGCGACCGATCACCTCAGCGAGGGCGGCGAACTCCCCGGCGATCAGCGAGCCCGACGCCGACAGGGCGGCGACTCTCGCCGGGCCCAGGGCGGCGGGCACCTTGTCGTTGGGCACGCCTGCGAGGGTCAGGGCTTCGGGCTTGCCGTTGAGCCGCGAGCGCAGCCGTGCCCCCGCCGCGGATACCGCTCGCTGCACGGCCACGTCCACCGCCGCGGTCATGCTCGGCGGCTGGGTCGATCCCATGGCGTTGGCTACCGAGATGCGCTGGTCAAGCTCCTCGGGCGAGGGGGGGTTCTCGGGCAGGCCGAGGGCGTCGATGAGGGTGGCGTTGGAGATGGCCGTGGGCGCGACCTTGTAGGCCTCCAGCACGTCAGCGGAGTTGTCCGGGCGGGAGACCAGCCCGGAGGGCTCGGGGATGACCAGGACCCGCTCAGCGTCAGGCCGTCCGTCGAGCAGGGGGCGCAGGAACGCGGAGGCCACCCCGTCTCCGATGCCCAGCGCCAGGGGTTCCAAATGCTGTTGGTAGACATCGGCCGACACCTGGAGGGCGTTGGCGTAGGTCGTGTTGGAATGGCCCGTGACAGTTTCCACAGGCAAATCCACACCCTGTGCGAACAGGGTCGTCGCTTGCATCCTCAGCGCCATCAGCACCGTGGCGTCGGTGACCTTGGACAGGTCCAGGTGTCGCACCTTGTCGATCAAATCCGCCGGCCCGGTCAGGGCGAAGGGGGTGAATGCGGCGGCGGCGGCCTTGTCCTGGATGGGGGCGGAGAACGCCTCGACCAGCAAAGCCTGGAAGGCGTCCTCGTCGGGGATGTCGGGCAGGGGGGGGAACGACAGCTCGTCGGGGACGAGGATGATGCCGGAGTGGAGCCGGGACAGCGCCGCTCCTCGCATGGCCCGGGTGAGCAGCACCATCACCTCCAGCAGCTCGATCAAGGGCCGCACGCAGGAGTCGGGCTCCTCGCCGTACTCGTCGTCGGGCGTCCAGAACCGGATCGGCACCGTCCCGCAGGGATACATCACCGGCTGGGAGTTGGGGCCGCGCAACCGTCCGAAGGCGGCGAACTCCCCATCCTCGGTGCGACACGTCCCCTTGGTGACGATCTCGGAGGTGGAGAGAGCGTCGTAGCCGACGATCAGGCCGTCCCGCTCGCTGGGCGCGGCGAAGGCTTCCCCGGTCACCCACTGCTTGGCCGCCAGGCCGGCGTAGAGCGCAGAGGGCCCGCCGATGGGCGAGCGGAACTGGCGGAGGACAACCTGGGCCTCCTCCACGATTGGAGACACCGCGATGCCGTCCCCGTCCCGCGCCGCCATGGGCTGGCCGTCGTCGTCCTCCAGCGCGATCACGAAGCGAATCCTCCGGAAGGCGTTGGCCACGAAGCGCGCCGAGTACCCCAGCTCGGGAACCATCTTGCGGTAGTCCCACACGTCGGCCTGCCACCCCCGCTTGGAGATGCGAGGAGCAGGGACCGAGGCGTCATAGGCCATGGCTGCCGCGGTCAGAGAGGACCGGCGGGGAGCGCGGCGACCGAACAGGGCCATCAGCGCGCAGCCGCAGCGGTCACCTTGTCATCCTACGGGGGGGTGTCACAAGTGGGGCAGGAGGCCGTCCAGCGGAACTGGAGCACGGAGCCGAGGAGCATCGCACAGCGACCTCCCGCCGGAGGCGAAGGCTAGCGTGTAGACGAAAGATGCCTCCCGCGCCGTTGCGGGCCGGGAGGCGTGACCATCCACCTAGCAAGGAGGCAGACGATGAGCGACAGCGTAATCAACCAGCGAGGCGACAGAATCTACGAGGCGGCGTACCCGAAGCCGAGCAGGGAGGACTACGACTCAGACTGGGTTCTGTTCCGCGCTCAGGCGATTGAGGAAGGTCAGGTTGCACCCCCGAACCCCCGGACGGTGACCGTCACCGTTCAAGTTACCTTCGACCAAAGCCTCGCCCACCCCGAAGAGGTTGCTCGTCGGCTTCTGTACAAGCTCCACGATGGAGACTCACTGTCGGGAGGTCGATCCATCTGGCAGCCGAAGCGGTCCCATCTGTGGGACGGCGAGTGGACATGGCTGGTGCCGTGAGCCTTCCTGATATCCAACTCTCCATCCCCGATGTCAAGACGCTCACCGCTCAGGACCTAGACGCCTACACCCCGGAGCAGAGCGAGGCGTGGCTGATCGAGAAGGCTCCCCTGCTCGTTCTTGCCGAGGCTCGCACGGTTGAAATGCGGCGGGCGGTGGGCCTTCATCTTTGGTCAATGAGGGTGGGGCTTCCAGACGGCGCCTACGGGACGGCACTCGCCCGGATTGCCAGAGAGGTCGGCGTGGGGGACAAGACGTTGACCCGGTGGCGAACGGCTGCCGAGAGGGCGGAACACCTCGCCCCGCCGTCAAAGCGGACGGAAGTTCAACGAGCCCGCCGGGGGCGAGAACCACCGCTTACCGCGCAGCGCGACAAGCGGCCGCCTGCCCTTCCTTCCTCACCGGAGGCGGCGGCGCCCAGGGATGAACCAACGCCAGCGGCCCCCGATGAGGGTTACCAACCGCCCAACCATCACCCGGTGGCGTCTGTTCAGCCGCCGCGCGACGACCAGCGCACGTGCCCAACGTGCAAGGGGGCAGGCGTCGTCCCCTTGACTCGGCCGACGGGGACGAACGCCAAGGACCGGCGCGATGCCAACCGCGTCGACCCAAAGGACTGCCGCCACCCAACCCCCGTCGGGGACTACTGCTCACGCTGCGACTCCACCCTGAAGCGGGGGCGGTAGCTACTCGACGGCGAGCACGATGAAGCTGGCCCCGCCCCACGTAGCCAGCCACAGCAGCCCAGGAGCAGGCACCGAGTACCCCGCGACCGCCATGCCCCCCAGCACCGCCCCCGCGGAGTAGGCCGAGACGCACAGGGGGCAGGCGAGCAGGGTGGTCACGAAGCCGGTGGGGCTCTTGCGAATCCTCCACCGCCGCAGGGCAAGGGTGGGGGGGAAGGAGTCGCGGGCGATGAGGTGGGCGATCCGCCATGACGCGAAGGAGGCGAGGAGCCACAGGACGAGGGGGCTCACGGCCACACCTCGACTACCTGGCGGGCGTCCTCGCGGCGTTGGCGCTTGGCGACTCCTCGTCGGGCTCGGCGCTCGGCCCGTTCACGGGAGCCCCAGCAGAAGTGGGTGTCGCCCTCCAGGAGGCCCCGGCCCCGGTGGTACTCGATCCACCAGCCCCAGCGGCTCTCCCTTTTCAGCGTGGCGTGCCAGCGGTCGGGATCGTTACTCATCCTCGATCATCCACTCCACCAACCCCTCGGCGGTGATCCTCGCCGACCACGTGCGGTCGGGGAAGAGGTGCGGCAGCAGCGCCCTGGCCTCGTTGTCGGCGTCGGATGGAAGGAGGCGCCGGGACAGCACCGTGACGTTCACGGCCCGGCTGATCCCATCTCTGACCTCGTAGCGGTGCAGCCAACCGCAGCCGTCGCAGCACCACACCTTGGCCGGGCCCTCCGTCTGATCGACGCCTGACGCCGACTCATGGGTGCAGGTCCCGTGGGGCTCCAAGCAGCGATCGCCGTAGAAGTGGGTGGTCATGGGCGTTACCCTAGCGCAGTTAGGTCGCTCATCCTCGGTGCGACATGCTCACACTCTGGCGCAGGGCGCTCGGGTTGGCCGTCACCTTGCGCTTGATCCCGCCGAGCAGGTCGTGGGCGGCCCAGTAGCTCGCGTCGACGGCGTCATGCGGCTTGGTCAGCGGGAAGCGGTTGAGGGCGTTCTCCAGCACGGTGTGGTAGCCGAGCACGTGGACGAAGGCGGAGGGGTTGCGCTCGTAGAACACCAGCATCCTCATCGCTCGGGCCACCTTGGGCCCGTGGCCGGCGCCTGCCTTCTCCCAGCGGAAGCGAGGGGCGCGCGCCCCCTCGGGCTTCTCCACATCCGCCAGCGCCTCGCGGTACACGCTTGCCCACGTGTCTCCTCCCTGGTCTGTCTCCACCCCAACGGTGTCTGCCCCCAGGTCGTAGGCCCACCGGATCGCCGTGCCGAGGGCCAGGCGGGGGGAGGATCGCTGCTCGTAGGTGCGCAGGCGGTAGACCCGCCCGTCGACCCCCAGCCCGTCGGCTTGGATGCCCATGGAGTCGCTCTGGTCGGTGTCGGTGACCGCCGGGTCCACCCACACCGCCACCCGGACCAGCTCGGGGACGTCCTCGGGGGCGCAGTGCTCGTACTCCAGGTGGGAGAAGATGCCCCCGGCCCGCACGCTCACCTCGTGCTGGGCCTCGATGCGAAATGCGCTCTCGCCGTACTCGTCGATGGCGTGCTGGCAGGCGTCGAGGTCTTGGCCGTCCCACGTCGGGCGGCCGGCGATGATGATGCTGCGCCCTTCTCTGCGCTGGGTGCTCAGGCCCTCGATGGCGGGGACGGGGCCGCTCACCGTCCTTCGGGCCAGGTACTCGGCGCTTCCATCGGCCAGGCGGGAGAAGATCGAGTCGACGTGCACGAGGTTCTGCACCGCCAGCACGGCCATGTGCCCGGTGCCCGCAGGCAGCAGCTTGCGGGTCAGGGTCGCTTCTTTGCGGTCGACCGCCGCTTTGGAGTCGTGCTCCTCGTCCAGGTCATCGAGCAGGGCCATGTCCGGGCGCTGGTCCTCGATCTTCACCCCGCGGGCCGCGGTGTCGAGCCCCAGCGCGTCGACCACGAAGCCCGTGGAGGTCCACAGGCGGTTGCGTCTCCACCCCCGGGAGTTGCCGTACTTGCCGAGCTGGCGGGTGGCCAGGGCTGGGTAGAGGCGGGAGATGCCCGGGCCCTCCAGGAGGGCGGCGATGTTCTGCACGTGGTCATCCGCCTGGGCTTGGGTCGCTCCGCACCAGATGACGTACTGGCGTTTCTTGCGGGCGCCGAGGGCGACCACGGCCATTTCTGCCGTGCTGCTCTTTCCCGCACCGCGGGCCCACACAGCGACGTAGGGGTGAGCCGGCTGGCCTGCCTCAATGCTCCAGACCCACCGCCATAGCTCCTCGTGGTGAGGGGCAAACCCGGCGGAAACGTGGTGGGGGAACACGCCCCACAGCCACCGCTTCCAGTCCTTCTCCAGGCCCTCCAGGTCCCTCTCGGCGTCGGCGAGGGACTCGGCCTCCAGCCATGCCCGGTAGGCCGACAGCTCGGAGGGCGAGGCGAGGGCCAGTAGCTCGTCGTCGATGACGAGGAGGTCGTTCACCCCGCGGTGATGCCCCGGCGCTGGGCCAACTCGTCGCGGAGGCGCTTGACGTCCTCGATGCCGGCGAGCTCCGTGGGGGTGACGGGGCCGATCTCGATGCGCTGGCGTCCCCAGCGGTCCCCGAACCGTCGCTCCAGGCGCCACATCAGCACCTTGGCGTCGGGCTGGGTCCACTCCTTACGCACGGTCGTCTCGGTGGTTCCGTCCGTCAAAGTCCTCGTGGTGGTGGTGGTTATCTCCTGTCCTCCACGGGCCAGCTGGGCCAGTCGAGCGACGTCAGTGGCCTCGGCGATGCCCATTGCTTCCATTACAGAGTCAGAGAAATCCTTACAACGTTTCTGATGGGCCGTGAGCTTCTCGCCCCTATGGAGCATCGCATGGGCCTGGGCTCCGACGCCGAGCCACTCGAAGATGCTCTGCTTGGTGATCTTGCAGGAATGGGCTGCGGTCTCCAGGTAGTTGCCGGCTCGCATGGCGTCGAGGATGCGCTCAGCGGCGGTGATAGGCACGCCTTGGGCGGTGTGGCCGACGATGGAGTCGATGACGCTGGGTTGTCCTCGGGGGCGGGCCACGCAGGACAGGGTAGTGGGCTTAGGAGGCCGTGTTACGCGGTGCGGCGCAGGCGGCGGCGGGCAGGGTCACAGGAGCACGCCCTGGCGCTCCCGGTCGGTTCTCGTGCTGGTTTTTGAGAACCTACGGCCGTCATCCAAAAACCAACGGGCCAGGCGCAGGTAGTCGAAGCTCAGGTCGATGCCGACGCCGAATCGGCCGAGCTGGCGGGCGACTCCGGGGACGGTGCCGGTTCCAGAAAAGGGATCAAGAATCACACTGGCTCTGGTGGGAGCGGGACGACAGTGCGGACACGGCTGTGGCTCCCGAACGTCTGTAACCAGCCCTGACAGTGAGGGCACTGAAACGGCTTCGGCAGCGGCTTCGGCCGGCGGTCGTGGTCCTTCTTTTGCAGGACTTCGAGGTTTTCTAGCCGGTTGTCCGTCTTGATCTCGTTCCTGTGATGCACGACCTCGGCCGAGGTCAGGAGCCGCCCTAGGTGCTCCGCCATCAAGTAGCGGTGCTCCATGATGTACCCGCCCTTGTTCGCCATCGGGTGACTCGGCTTCCACAGTTCCACGTATCCGCGAGTCGTCAGCCGGCGATACGTCGTTGACGCCCGGTGTGCCGCGTTCCAGCGACTCGAACATGCCTTGCAGCAAAACCGAGCCTTCTTGAGCGCCCGTAGACGATCCGACTCCCACTTCACTTTTAGGTGGTCGAGGGTTATCTGTGACCCGCACTGGAGACACGGTTTTGTCATAGGACAATCTTAGCGTCCTAGAACAATCCCCGCACGGGGGGCAGGCGCAGGCGTAGCCGGTGATAGTGCGTTCCACGTCGTCCGTCCTGCCGAGCGTCACCTTGTCGACGGCCCCGCTCACCACGCCTCGTTCACGTTGCCTTCCTGCTTCCTGCTCGTTGAACTCACCGTGGAACTCTCGGATCACCACCGGACGTCGGCCCTCACCACACTCCACACAGATGCCAGACGGCGACCAGCCGAGGATGATGCGCCGTGGAAGTTCCTGCGGGAAGGCGGCGAAGTGGTCGGGCAGGTCGTAGTGCGCCTTCACCGCGTCGGGGATGCGTAGGGGCTCGGAGGCGACGGTCCAGACTGAGCCAGGGAGGGCGCCCTTCGGGTGGTAGGCGTCGTCCCCGTTGCGCTCTGCTCGCTGCTGGGTAGCAGCCTGCCCCGGCACAAGGTCGTGGCTGGGCTTGGGCCGCTTGAACGTGCCGGCTAGGCCGTTCTGAGGCACCGATGGCTGGCGGATTTCGTCCACCGCCGAGAAGTACCGCCCCTGCTTGGTCAGATGAAACCAAAACTCGTGACTATCCCGGGTCCGGTCGGTCACTGATTCTGGAAGCGAATTTCTCTTGCTCCACACCACGTCCTGCCGCACGATCCACCCGATGCCCTCGGGGTCGGCCAACCCGTCCTCGCACCCGATGGCGAAGCGGTGCGGGAGCAGCATCTTCGACTTGGTGCGACCGAAGGCGGCCTGGTTGTAGCGGTCGGGGGCGTTGCGAAGCGTGGCCTTGATCTTCGTCGGGCCCGCCTTGCCCACGCCGCCGACGTGTCCATTGCCGCTCAGGGTGGACTTGGACGAGATGCCGGCGTTGTTGTGCCCGCCGCTCCCGCTGCGCTTGTCCCCGAGATTGACCCAGCATGAGCCGGTCGGCTTCAGCACGCGCCAGCACTCGCTCAGGACGGACCACAGGGCCTCCAGAAACGCTTGTGGCGTTGGCTCGCTACCGATCTGAGCGTCGTAGTGCTCGCCAGCGTCGCGGTAGGAGCGAAGGGCGAAGTAAGGCCTCACGGGGGCGAGGTGATTATCAAGTCCACGCTCGCGTCTGCCAATGGCAGAGCGATTGCGTTGGCCTGTATTAGCCCCGCCCCCTTACCTCCCTTCATTCTCGGCCTTCTTATTGTGGTACCACTCACGAGAGTTGATGGGTTCGCACGCTTTGCAGCGTCTCTGGTTGCCTTGGTAAATGCGAGTGTTCTCCGGCGTGAACTCATGGCCTCGGTTGCAATGGGTCTTACGTGAGTTCAGAAGCGGCAACCCCCACACGGCAACGCCGCGGCCTTTCGCCTGCCTGTCGTCCACGTTTGATTGGTTTGTGCCTGCGAACCAATGAGCCGGGTTGCAACACGGCGGGTTGTCGCTCACGCCGTCTCCTTCTCCACATGGCACCGACAAAGACACGGCGCCTTGCAGTGCTTGCAGGTGAGGCGGCAGGCATCGTGGAGGTCGTGGATGCAGTAGGTGGAGACGTAGTGGTGGGTCACGGTGTCTCCTCCCTCTCGCAATCAGCACACAGCCTTTCCTCTGCAGAGGAAGCATGAAAACGAGTGCCGCATTGCTCGCACGTTGTCGTAAACACAGGGATGGTCACGGTGTCTCCTTCTCGGGGTCGAAGGCGGCGAGGGCACGCCGAGCCAGGTTGGCTGGCGTGCTTGCCACCTGCGCCATTCCGTCTAAAGGTCGATAGTGGTTCATCGCCGCCGTCATGGCTTCCAAGCACCGGGGGTCGGTGGCGAGGGCGTGGAGAACAGCCTTGCTGCGCTTCTCAATACGGATTTGCATAACTCTGCCATCTCGGTGAAATGGCTCCAAAGGTGCGAGGGCCTCGGCCACCACCTGCTCGAAGACCGATGGCTCACTCACCGGCACTTCTCCCGCACGCTCCACGGCTGCAGTCCACGCCGGCGCATCAACTCCGCAGCGCGGGTCATACGGCCACTCCACGCGGCCGCAGCTTGTTGGAACAGGAGAACGAGCACGCTGCCTGACGTTGGCCCGGCCGGTGCTGGTACGGCGTGAACATTGCGCCGCAGATAGGGCATGGCACCTTCGGCATCCTCAGATCATGACGGGGGCCGATTTTGCCGATGCCGGCGGTTCCATCTGCGATGTGCTGCCGAGCGTGTTCGGCAGCCGTCGTTATTTCCAGGTTCTCCAGGCGATTGTCGTGCTTGTCGTGGTTGATGTGATGGACTATTTCGCTCGCCAGCAGTGGTCGGCCCAGGTGTTCGGCCATGACGAGTCGATGCACGTATTTGTACGGAGAACCCGGCCCGCGCCGAGGACCTACGTAACGCATGAGGTAGCCGTTGCGCTCGATCATCCCCAGCACCCCCTAGACGCCGCCCATGGCCGCGTCCCGGCCTTGGCGTACAACTCAGCCGCCCAAGCGTCCTGCACGGCCTCGGGAGCGTCCTTGGCCTGCCTGTAGCCGCCGTAGCCGCCCCAGGTGCCGTCGAGTGCGCCGTACTTGCCCGACGCCGACGAGCGCCCCGGATGGCTGGCGTTGACGAAGCGGGGATACCCCTCGCACCGTGCTATTCGTGCCAGCACGTCGCCACTCTCAATTCTTTCGAGTACGTGCGAGTCGGCCACCGCCCCCACCGGAGCCTGGGGGGGCTCGACGGCAGGAACGGCAGCCATCCCACCAGACGAGTCGGCGGGAATCGTCTTGGTGGGGACCTGTGTAGAAGTGGTCGTAGAGGTTGTAGTCGGTGGGGCGGTGGATTGGGTGGTTGGGGGCGTGCAGGAGATGAGCACGGCGGCAGCGAAGAAGGCCACGTAGCGCGTCACCCCGACCTCGACCCGTTGATGTTCTCGACAAGTTGTCTCACGGCGTCCTGGTCGCTAGCTGTTGTCCGCTTGCGGCTCCTATTGCACGAACGGCAGGCCACGACGAGGTTGCCGGCGTCGGTGGTGCCGCCTTGGCTCCGAGGGAGAAGGTGGTCTACCTCGAAGGGAACGCCCTCTTCATCTGCGAACCGAGGAATGGACCAACGGTCCACCTTGACGGAGGTCGCTACCTTCTGGCAATGGAAGCATCGACCCCCTGACTTGATCGACACTTCCCTCCGGATCGGGTTCGGAATCCATGCTTGGGTCATACCTAAAGTCTAGCCCCATCTGCGACAGGCCACGAGCTTCAATGCCTCAGATGTGTTCATGGTTCTCCTTTGGTTGGTCCACCAGCAACACACATGTCGAGTAGTGGAATGGGCTTGTGTGGTCGCAACGACGACACCGACTGATGGGCCGAAACTGGTAGCCCTGGCGCCAGTTCCTCCACGACCACCGCAGCGGGCGGGAATGGCGCAGCCAGACACCGAGGGTGCGTCGTGGCGGCGGCGGGCGGCGGAGATTCATGCCGGCGCCTTGTGCTCGCGTCGCAGGTGCCGTCCGAGGTCGTCGTTGACGCCGCCGTCATCCCACCCGCGCCAGTCGCACTCAGCCTTCGGGCAGGTAACCGACCGTGGCATCTTCGTGAACTGGCGCAAGCCGAGTTGTCCGCATTTTTGGCAGGTGATGACACCCCATCCGGCCGTGGTAAAACACGCCCCACAGCCCGAGCAATAGAACCCGCCACGTCGGTAGGGATTAGGCACTACCCCTCCCCCTCCCAATCGAACGGCCCACGCACCACCCGCACGCTCGACCGGCTCGCCGGCAGCTCGAACTCGTCGCCCTCGCCCACCAGCCAGCGCCACTCACACAGCACATCCACGATGGTGCGGCGATGGGCGTAGGCGGTGCCGAGGCCAAAGCCGGCGGCGATGAGGAGGAAGAAGCTCCAGTCGATCACCGCCGCCCCTCCTCGTCGTCGTCATCCATGCGCCTGACGTCCACCACCATCAGCACGAAGATCACCGCCAGCAGGGCGAGGATGATCAGCAGGGTCATGGCGCGTCCAGGTCGATGAGCCACCCGACCACGCCCGGGAACGCTCCGCCGAACGGGGCCACGGCGCCGGCCTCGTCGATGAGCACCACGCCCCGGTGGCCGCCCAACTCCTGGCCCGCTCGGCGGAAGGCGTCCCCCTGCATCCCAAAGGCGGACAGGCGCACCAGTATGCGGGCGGTGTGGACCTGCTCGGCGGAGTAGCGGCGCTGGGTGCCGGAGCCCTGGGCAGGGATGGAGGGCGTCAGGACGCCGGTGCGGGCCCAGTAATCGCACTGGCGGAAGGTGGCGCCGGACAGCTCCACCAACTCGCCGGTGGTGTACTTCGGTCGCCTCATGGTCATGGACAGCAACGGGGTCTGGGTCGCAGTCAGGGTGATCATCTCCTTCGGTCGTTCGCCAAAGCATAGCGCGGTTAGTCTCCCACCACGGAGACCCCGCAGGTCATCGCTTCGGAGGATCGGCAGCAGCTACGCCGAGGGTGGAGCGCAGCGTGCCCCGCTGGCCGTCGTCGAAGTCCACCAGGCCGAGGTACCGGGCACGCCGCAGGGCCGAGTGGGTCGCTGCGGAGCTTCGGCCGATGGCGGCTGCCACCTCGCGCACCGTGCGGGCGCCGCGCAGGACCGCCACTGCTGCTGCTGCCACGGTGGGAGGGGTGGCCGAGTCCGGGATCATGCGTCCACCTGATGACGGGTCCGGTAGCGGTTGAGGGCGTTTTCGGCGTTGGCTCGGGAGCGACAGGCGGGCGAGCAGTAGACCCACGGCGTGCGATGGACCGACCCGCACCAGGCGCAGTACCGGCGTGGACGGTGGACCTTGCGGCCTCGGTAGATGCCGCCCCACACACCGGCCGTCTCCTTCTCGCCTTGGGTGGCGCAGGACGAGAGGACCGGGCAGGAGCCGCAGACAGCCACGGCGGCGGCGATGCCCGCGTGGTCGACTGGTTCGGGGAAGAAGTTGACCGTGGAGGTCCGGCACGCTGCGTCCTGGCGCTCCTCGGGTGTCACGGCGTCTCCAGACGGTAAACGACCGCCACTTCGCCGTCTTCACGCTGCTCCCACTCGTGGGTGGGGCCGAATGAAACAGCGTTTGGGACGTTTCCAAGCTCCGGCGAGAGGTCCGACAACTCGTACCACCGGCCGTCTAGCCCGACAGGTAGCCATTTGCCTCGCAGCACGGCGTACTTCCACCACACCTTTCCCTGGGTCACGACGTGGCCTCGGCAGGGGGGGTGACCCATAGGGCGAGGGCGGCGAGGATGACCTCCAGCGTGTCGTCCACGAGAAGTCGTGGGTTGGTCTCCCGGCACGCACAGGGGCCGGGCAGGTGATACCTCGCCACACCCTCATTCACGACGCCTTGGAGCGCCGCTAGAACTCGCCCGTCCGTGGCGAAGGCATGGAGGGAGGCGGCGGGCAGGTCGGCGACGTCGATGCAGCAGGTTTGCCCCTCGGAGTGGGCCACGCACCATTGATCGCCGCCGTGGGCGATCAGCTCCAACGCCTCCGCCAGTACCCGCTCGAACACCGAGGGCTCAGTCACCGACGGCAGCGAGGAACGCTGTACCTCGGCCATCACTTGCAGCATCCGCCGATGATGTGGGTGCGGTCGGTGTCGACCCAGGCGTTGTACACGCCGATGGTGGCACCGCACTCGGCGCAGGAGTACGTGAGGTGGACCCCTACGGCGGCCAGCTCCTCGCCACTGATGGCGGGGCCGTCGTCGTCGGTGAGGCGAGCTGCGAGGGCTGGGGAGCGGGAGGCGGCGAGGTCGAGGACGTTGATGTAGGTGGTGGTCACGGACTAGGCGTCTTGCCTTGCGGCCACCGCTGCGTCGTAGGACTCCTGGCAGCCCGGGTCGTTGCGGTCGAGGTCGTGCTCCTCGCACCACGCCGTGTAGGCGTCCTCGTATGCCTCCTGGTTGGGAGTCGTCGGGCAGTTCATCAGTCGACGAACTGGCTGGCAGGGGCGGGAGGAGCGCAGGGGCGGGGGACCTCAGCGGCCAGGTGCTCGGCGCGCTCGGTGAGGTACCAGCCGTTGTCCCAGCGGGCGAGGCCCTCGCGCTCCAGGCGGCGCGCCGCCAAGGCCGAGTGTTTGCAGTTCGTCAACCCGGGCCGCGTCATGCAGGGCTGATCGCTCCAGCCGGCGACGATGGGGTGGTCGCAGCAGAACTCCACGAGGCCCCCTCGGCCGACGTAGGCGACGTGGTAGTGGCGGTCCGGGATGGTGTCGGAGACGATGCGGATGCGGCCTCCGGGCTGGACGAAGGCTCTGTGGCCCTCCTCTACAGCACGCGCCTCGGCTGCGATGGAGCGGGAGACGTCGTTAGGGGCGATCGTTGCGTAGGTCTTCTCTGTGGTGGTGGTCATGGACACACCATAGCGCGGTTAGGTCAGAGAGTCAAGTCGGGCTGGCCCCAGCTCCACCCCGCCGCTCGCCTGGGCCTCGCGCTCCAGTCGATCTTTCCTCAGGGCCTGAATGATGGCTGGCTCGCTGATCCCCGCGGCATCGCCCATCTCCCGCTGGCTCAGCTTGACCGCCCGGCCCGTCTTGTACAGCGCCAGGCGCTCGGCGTAGATGGCCGCTTCCTTGCGGTGGAGGCTGGCGAGGCGTACGCGGGTGGAGCGCAGGGCGGCGAGGACCCGGCGGCGTTCGTCGTGGTGGTTGTCGTCGTGGTGGTTGTCGGTCATCCTGCCTGCACCCCAGCGATGATCTGCTCGGCGTTGGCACGAAGGGCCTCGCGGAGCTGCTCGGCGATGCCGAGGCGAGCAGCATTGTCCCACTCAGCGTGGGTCGCCTCGTGGTCGAAGGCGGCGAGGACATCGGCCAAGGTGACCCGCTGGTGGTGGTCAGCGAGGATCTTCTGAGCGATTTCATCCACCGACCGCACGTCTCGGAGTGCGCTCATCCGGTCCCCGTCGAAGCCAGAGAGGGGAACGATGCTCACGCTGTTGCCAGGTCCGTCACGTAACGCCTGCTTTCGGTCGGGGTAGGCCCATACGCTAGCGCAGTTAGGCCCGGAGCATGGCTGCGAGCGTGTCAAAATCCTCAGGGCGGCAGACCATCGTCCGGGCGCCGGCCGCAGCCAGGGAGGCGAGGACGGCCACCTGCTCGGGGGTTGGTTTGTCCCGGCCCACCTTAATTTCCACTCCGACGAAGCCCTTGTCCGCCTTCCAGAAAAGCAGGTCGGGCCAACCTTTGAGGTTGGTGGAGGTTGTCCACATCTTGCCGCGACCGACCGTACGGCGCACGTGGAGGTGATGCCAGTGGTACAGGTGGGCCAACTCCACCACCTGCTCCTGTAGCTCGACGTGGCTCGGCTCGATCACGCAGGATCGCTTCTCCGCCCCCGGGGGTCGTCCTGGAGGCCCGCTACGGGCGGGGATGGGGAATAGGGCGTCTCGGCCTCCCATGAGCGCAGAAGCCAACCCCGGGCGTAGGACTCGGCCGGGTGGTCATGCACGTAGCGGTGCCCGTTGAAGCAGACGGCCAGAAGATTCACCGATTCGTCGCTGCCGCCCTGGGAGCGCAGCTTGCGGTGATGGACGTGCTCGGCGTCGTGGCGGCCGGTGGCACATCGCGGGGTCGCCAACTCGCAGTACCACCGGGCGCGGACCATGACCTCGGTAGAGCGGATGATCCATGCCACGCTCTTCACCTCGTCAGGGGAGAGGCGCTTGATGCGGGTGCGCTTCATCAGAACAGCTCCTCGTGGTCGGTGTCGGGCCCGTCTCGTTGCTCAGGGGTCCAGGGCCATTGTCCGCCCTTGGCGTAGGCCGCCGGCCATCCACGCTCGTCGCGGGGCCCGCGCCAGGCCACGAAGCGGAACCGGTTGCGCTTGGACTTGTCGGCGATCAGGGCGAAGCCGAACTCGGGCCAGCGCATCCAGATCGAGGCTCCGAAGGGGCGGCCCGGGCGATGCGAGGTGTCGTGCGGTGAGTGGGTCTCCATGACGATGGCGCAGCCGTAGAGGTCGCGGATGCGGTCGAGGGCGGCGATGACCTTGCGGGCCGGCGCCTCCTCGTGCGGGTCACCCGAGTGCAGCTTGTACACCGGGCCGATCATGAGCACCTGCGGCTTTGTGGCGGCGCAGTGCTCCATCAGCCATCGCAGGTCACTGCGGTCGAGCAGGTCAAGGCCTCCCGGGCGGGGGACGGGGTAGAGCGTGTCCTCGGGGATCATGCGGCCGTGCAGGATCATGGCCCGGTTGAGGATGCGGTACCAGCGCCGGGCCTGGCGGGCGCTGTTCTCCAGGTCGACGGCCAGGACCCTGACCGGCTCGATCTCTCGGGCGTTGATCGGGTGGTACCCCCCGGCGAGTTGCACGGCGAGCTGTCGCAGCCACAGCGTCTTGCCCGCGCCTTCTCGGGCGGTGACCATGAGCCGGTCGCCGCGCTCCAGCAGGCCCGGCACCAGCCAGTCGTACTCAGGCTCGCTGGTCACCAACAGGTCGTGGATATCCGGGGGACAGACGGCGGTGCGGGTGGGGATGTCCACATGCGCCAGGGCCGCTCGCAGGCCATCGGTCACCGCTCCCAGGTCGACGGAGGGCTCGGCGGCGTTGTCGATGGCGGTGGACAGGGCCGCGAGCAGCCATCGCCGGCTGGCCCTGTCCACCACCGTCGCTGATGCCTTGGCGCCCAGTACGCCGGAGGAGGCAGCGAGGATCTCGATCAACTCCACGGGGTCCATGGCCTCGCCCATGTCCTCGCCGGTGCGCACGATGGTGGCCACGTCGCCGGTGGAGTGCCGCCGCCACGCCTCGGCCGCTACCCGCCAGATCCGGGCGTGGGAGGGCACGTAGAAGTCCTCGGGCGACAACTCGGCGAACAACGCCTCCGCCGCGCTGGCGTAGTGGGTGCCGAGCAGCACCACGCCGAGCACCTGGCGCTCAGCCGTGGAGGAATGCGGCATGGCCGCTACCAATCGGGGACCCACTCCGGCTCGCCGACGGTGGCCCGGTAGACCTGGCCGGGGACGGGGGCGAACGGGCTGCCCTCCTTGGCCAACTCCACCACGGCGGAGCGGACGGCCAGGTAGTCGAGGTCGAGGAGGATTTCCTCGCCCGCCGCCACGGTGCCCAACGGCCAACCGCGCTTCGGCCAGGCCCGCTCGATCAGCCCGGCGATCTCGACGTACTCGCCGTGGGTCATGACTCACCGCCACGAAGCCGCGCCGATGTCCGGTACAGCTCGATCCCGCTGTGTCGGTTGTGGCCCGGTGGCTCCTGGCCCAGCATGGCGGCGCGCTCGGCCAGGAACAGCGCCGGTGTCGGTGGGCCGAATCGGGCGCCGAGGTCCACCATCTGCAAGATGCGCGTGACCACCTCCTGCGCCTGGTCGTCGGGGGTGTCGGCCAGGGCCCGTTCCCAGACGAGGAACTCGGCCTCTCCTGCTTCTCGGCCGGCGGCGATGAACAGCACGGCGCAGGCCTCCTCCACGGTCGATCGCTTCACTGTGTGATCTCCTTTGCGGTAGTCGGGGTGATCTCGGGCAGGGCGGCTCGACGAGCGGCGAGGTTGGCGAGGGTGCGTGCTGAGGTCGTGGTGGTGGTCCGGGGCAATGGGCGGGCGGGGAGCGGGTCATCCTCCCAGCGGCGGGAGTTGAGCCAGGAGGCGGGGTAGGCAGTGAAGGCGGGGTCGCGGTTGGGGTCGTCGCGGTAGCGGATGACCCCTTGGATAACCACCTCAGGCGCGGTGGTCTTGATCGCTTTGTCCCATGCCCTGCGCGCGTCAGGCGGCTTTGCTCTCAGCGGGTAGATGGACCAGAAGTCCTCGAACGTGATCGGCTCGGGTTGCGGCGAGCACGCGGTCAGTCCTTCTTGTTTCAGTCCTTCTTCACTTAGTCCTTCTCTTTGATCGCCCAGGAATCCGGAGGCGGGTTTCTGGGCGCCGGTCTGACCTGCCCTTTCGCGTGAATCCGCAGGTGGGACCGGAGGCGGGTTTCTGGGCGCCGGAGAATCGGCCGATTCCTCGCCTGTTTGCGGCTGTTCGTAGATCGTCGAGAACGAGGTGAAGGTGCCATCGGGCCGGCGTCGGTGGCCTCGGACCAGGTAGCCAGCGGCCTCCAGCTCGGTCAGGGCCGAGCGGATGGCTTCTCGTCCCTCGGAACCCTGACGTGCTATCTCGGCCGCGCTGACCGTCGAGTCCGGGGGGAGTGACAGCAGGTAGCCGAGCACGCCACGGGAGCGAAAGCTGAGGCTGGTGTCCCGCAGAACGTTGTTGTCGAGGATCGTGAAGTTGCGTTCCAGCCGGGGACCACGGACGATCGTCATGGCACCAGCCATTCCTCGACCTGCTCCAGCAGCCTCTCGACGTACAGCAGCACGGGCAACCGCTCGGCAGGAGGGAAGTCTCTGCTTCGGACGGAGGCGAGGGCCTGGCGGGCCGCTCGGACCCGCGGCAGGGCCTCGGTCACCGCTTCGTCACCGCGCTTGCTACGCTTGGTGGTGGACATGGGAGGGATAGCTCCTTTCGTCTGGCGATACGAGGACCGGTACCCGGCTGGGCCGGTCCTCGTTCGCGTTTGTGGAGCGGACCCTAGCCCGAAGATTCGCCGGACGCTTCGGTGCCTCGGAATGCCCTCATCGCCCAAGGGGAACCCTCATTTGGCGGCGGCGGCGGCATTTGCCACACTCCATCGCCCCGGAGGCTCAAACGGGCTTGATCGCCCTTTTTCGAGCGAACCTCGCCGGGATCGGTGCAGCCTCGTGGCAACAGGTGGAGGTCGAAGGCGTTGGGGGTGGAGAAGGCGCGACAGCATCGAGAGCAGTGCGCCTCCTTGGATGCCCGCCATGAGCGGTGGCAGGTATGGCAGTGCGTCCAGCGAGGTCCAGGGCGCGCCGAGCCGGTGTCGTGGTGGCGTTGGCACTCTTCGCAGGTAGGTTCTAGGTCTGGCATGGGGTGAGCTTTCCTCTCTGTGTCGGGCATCGAGCGGCCTGCGTCCCCTTCTGTGGTGGTCGGGGACCGGCCGCTCGGCTTGGTCATGCGGGGTAGGTGGGCGTGATGGACGGCCACGCCAGGTAGGCCGGAGGGTCGCAGGCGGTGCGCTCGCTGCGGTGGTCGCCGTCGTGGCCCTCAGCCAGCTCGCAGCGGGACACGAAGCTGCCCCATCGCTCGTCGCCGATGGTCACCGTCTCGGCGCAGCGGACCTCGGGCAGGGTCACTCGGGCTCCCACGTCCAGAGCCCTTGGCGACCCTTGGCCGGGATGGGTGGTTCGACGGGTGCGATGCCAGATAGCAACCAGGCGAACCGACCGGGTGTGAACTCGCCGTAGGGGCGCTGGGCGGACACGTCGCGTTGGTCCCGGTCTTCGGGGTCGTCGCCTTCGGCCTCAACGATCCACAGCGAGCCATCGGCGTCAATGTCGAGCGTGCGAATGGCTCCCTCTTCGCCGGAATGCACCATCGGCACCACATCGACCAGCATGCAGGTGGCGACCACGCCGCCGAGCGGTAGACGAATCCGCTGGCCGTCGCGTAGGTCCATTGCCCAGTGGGGATCATCGCCACGGACGGGTCCCGCCAGCCCGACGCCTACGACCGCGTACGGAGGGCGTTTCAACGTGGCGTGGATGGCTAGGGGCCCCCGGTACAGCGTCGACCACGAGCGGGTCTCGATCGTCTTGACGCCCACGGCGACGAGGCTGGCCCACGGTTGGTGCAAACTCAGCGCCTTCACGCCGCCGGCTCACGGTCGATGGTCATGGCGAGCTGCGCATGGAGTCGGCCACCGCAGCGGGCGTACCAGGCCACGTGTCGCGAGACTCGCCCATCCTCGTGCTCGGTAGACAACAGGCCGCAGGGGTTGTCGAAGTCGATCTCATCGACCTCGGCCAGGTCGAGGGTGCCGCCGTGGGAGGCCCACAGGGCGGTGACGAGGGTGACGGCCAGGCTCAGCGTCATGTCGCCGACACCTCGCCGACCGCCATGGAGAGGGCCAGGACCCGTCGCTGCTCGGCCTTGTCCTTGCCCGGCACCAACGACCGCCGCCCGCACTCGGCCAGGACCTCCATCTGCGTCATGGTGCTCACCGTCTCGATGGCTCGCTCCAGGCGTTGCGGGTCGACCTCGGGCGGTGATTCCCCTTCGGCCTCGGGAGCGGGGCTCTGGGGCGATTCTGGGGCGCTCTCGGGCAGAGCGGCGAGCCGGTCGACCTCCGCGGTGACGGCCTCCACCTGGGCATCGTCCATCTGGGCGGTAACCCGGGGGATGTGGTGGAGGTCACAGAAGGCGCGTACGGCCTCCCGCTTGGGCACCGACAGCGAGGTGATCCGCTGGCGTAGCTCGTGGCGCACGACCGCTCCGGGGTCAGGGGGTGCGTGGCGGGCGTCGGCCTCCGCGACGTCCTTGTCGGGATCGTCTTTGCCGTCGCCTATGCACATCGTCTGGATCAAGGCGACCTTGTAGGCCATCGTCATCGCCTTGTTGCAGCCCTTGTCGCTGTTGTCCCGGCCGACGCCGATGATCGGACCGACACCGATGGAGTCCTCGGTGCCACCGGGGCCGAACACGGTGTAGGCCACCGAGAGGGAGTCCTCGGTCCACGGCCGGCCGTTGATGGTCAGCTCCTTCGTGTGCCGCTCCAACACCTTCGGCACGAACACCACGCCGTACTTGCCGAGGAGCTGCTGGGCGTGGCGGGTGATCTGCTCGATCCCCCGGTAGTTGTATCCGGCATCACTTCGTTCGTCTCGGCCGATGCCGGGCAGGTCCCGCATCACCGCGGCCAGGGCGGCGATGACGTTGGTCGGGCGATCCGCCGGCTCAGGATCTTCAGGTTCGGTGGGGGTCATGGGTGGGTCCTCCTCGGGGGTTGAGTGGTCCCCTAACTCTAGCGCGCTTAGGGTGCGCCCGCGGGTTCGGGCCACTCGGCCAGCCTGGCGGACGGGGCCTTGACCACGCACCACTCCGTCTGCGCGTGCCACTCGGGCGAGGGGGCCACGGCGTAGATCGCCTCCACCACCTCGGCCACCGAGGAGCTCGGCGGCAGGGGCCACGCGGCGAGCGCGCCGTTGGGCCGGCGGACGAGCAGCAGCCTCACGGCGTCCAGGTGGGCGTGATGGCATCCTCGCCTCCGCCCTGGTCGTCAGCCCACAAATCCACGGGCCACATCAGAGCTTCACCCCGGTCTGTCCGGCGTGATGTTCACGAAGGTGCTTGAAGACTGCGGCAGCCGTGAACTTTGCCCCGTCGAGCCATTCCGACTCTGGGTGCCAGGGCCGCGGAAGGTCCATGTACGTCTGAGCGCAGGTGCCCAAGGTGGGACACGTCCCCCTGTGACAAGTCACGTCCTCGGGTTCGCTCCCGCAGTGAGGGCACCGTTCTTCGTCGTCGTTCTCCGGGCACCTCGGGTGATTCAGGTTGATCGCGCACCACTGGCACGAATGAACCTCGTCCTGAACCTCGTCTGGCTCGGTACAGGTGCAGGTCAGGCAGTGGGCGTTCACAGCTTCACCTTCGCCGTCACGGTCGGCGAAATGACGGCGGCCCACTCCAGACGCTCGCCGGTGGCCTTGTGCCACGCGGCCGCCCGGGTGACCTCCTCGACCCTGACCTCCGCGATTGGGCAGCGCTCACGGGGGCAGTCCTCGTCGGGGCACGCGATGTCCAACCCGCCCCACTCCTCCAGGGTGTAGCCGGGCTCGGTCACCTCCACCAGCTCCGCTCCGCAAGCGAGGGTGGCGAGGTGGCGGTCGGCGTAGTGCTCGCGGTCGATGACCACGCACGCCTTGGCTTCGGCCTTCGCCAGCTCGTGTTTCGTGCGCACCATCGGATCGTCGGCGTGATCGCCGGCCCAGAGGGTGAATCCCTCGGCGTCCCACACCTCTACCCGCTGGGCGCTGGCGTGGGTCTGCACGTCACCTGAGGGCAGACGGACGGCCTTGATCTCGTCGCCGGAGGCTTCGCGCACCCGCAGGGCGTAGTCCTCCAGGTGGACGCGGAAGAACTCGGCCCGCCGCCTCATGGGCTTCACCGCGTTGTCGACGTACTCGTCGATCCGTCGCCGCCACTCGGCTGCCTGCTCCTCCACGGTGGACACGCTCATCTGCGCCTCGGCCAGGTGGCGAAGCGACCACTCCGCCTCTCCGTCGCTCTCGATGCGCCACCGGGGGATGGCTGGGCTCTCGGCGTCCAGTAGCTCGACCTCGAACGGTGCCACCTCTACGGCCAGCTCGGGGGGGATGGGCAGATTCATCTCGTGGTCCTTTCCTCGGGGACCCAAAGCCTAGCGCGCTTAGGCCGGGCGAGACGGCTATCCTGCGGGGACCGCCCGGTCAGTCGTGGTCAGGGGCCGACACTCGGCCGGCCCCCTCCTCGGGGAAACTGGCCGGGCGGTGCATCGCTCAGGCGAGCGACTACCCCTCGGGCGGCAGAACAGGCGGAGCGGGAGTGCGCCCCAGCAGCTTCTTGTTCGCCATCTTCTCCAGCTGGTTCTGGATGGCGCACACCGCCAGCGTCAGCGCAGCGCCCAACCACTTCTCCTGGCCGGGGTTGAGGTGGGCCAGGTTGAACAACGCGATGCCCTCCACGAGGAACTGGCCGACGCCGATCTGGACTCCGGTGCGGATCACCGGCGGCGCCACCCGCCCTGGCCCCAGGCTCAGGACGGGGGCCTGCTCGTCGAGGTCAAGGCTCACAGCAGCCACAGCAGCAGGACGATGAGCAGGAACAGCACGACCACCACGGTCCCCGATATCACGGGATGTGGGAAGCGGCGAAGGAGGCCAGGCCCAGCGCCAGCCACGATCCCGCGGTCAGCAGGACCTCCCCGTCCGCGTCCTGGAACGAGGCGAGGGCGAGCAGGAAGCAGACGATGGCGATGATGATGAGCAGCAGGTTGCGGCGGGGATCGTTCACGGTCCTGAGGTTACGCCCTGGCGGTAGGCAGTCCAGCCTGCGGGGTCATCGTTTGCCTCCGTCGTAGGCCACAGCGTGGCCGGTGTCGATGAGCTGGTCATTCGTCGAGGCGATGTCGCCCTCGGCGAAGACCCAGGCCAGGTACCTGCCGAACTTGTCGGCGGGCTTCTCGGTGCGCAGGTGGACGGCGCACCCGACGGGGAGGTGTCCACGCAGCCAGTCCCGAGCTTCCTCACCGGCCGTGCCCACGGCGTTGATCTCGGGGGCGTCGATCCCGGCCAGCCGTACCCGGTGGGTCTGCACGAGGCGGAAGCCGTAGTCGATGGCCACGTCGATGGTGTCGCCGTCCACGACGTTCAGCACCTTGGCATTGGGGTAGTCGTAGGTCATGATTCTCCCTGTTCCCTTGGTGTATTTGCCGCTATATTTGGAAGGTGAGAATGTGCGAAGCTCCCGACTGCGACCGTCCCGTAGGCGACAAGGGGGCGCGAGGTCTGTGTCCGAAGCACTACAAACGGTTCAGGGCTCACGGCAATATCACGTTTGAGTTCCGCGCACCATGGCCCATACGCTTTCGGCGTTACTTCGTCAAAGGCTCGCCCGACGAGTGCTGGGAATGGTTCGGTGGGCGGGACAAGGACGGGTACGGAGTTTTTCAGCAGCGTCCTCGCGTTCCCGTGCGTGCGCATCGTGTTGCTGTAGAGGTTGCAACCGGCGAACCAGTGCCGCTCGGGCTGCACGTGCTCCACCGATGTGACAACCCGCCGTGCGTGAACCCGGCTCACCTGTTCGTCGGTACGAACGCAGACAACATCGCCGACAAGCTCGCCAAGGGTCGACAGCGAGGGAACGAGACGGGCTTCCTTGGCGATCTCCAGAGGAGGCTCACTGACGAACAGGTCGCCGCTATCCGGAATCACGGAGGCCTCCGATACGGAGACAAGGCCAAGTTGGCTCGCGCTTATGGCGTCAGCCACGAGCACATCCGACGAATCTTGAACGGCACCCGACGCTGACTCCTCAAAACGTGGTGAATGTCGAACTCGTAGACGCGGGGCCGGTGCTGGTCAACACAGGCGCAGCGGGCGTCTCCGGTGTGGGAGCCGAGGATCACGCCACCAGCCCCACACACGCGTCGCCCTGAGCGGCCAGGCGCTCCTCCAGCAGCTTCCACGACCACCGGAATCTGCCTTTGACGCTCCACTCCGAGCCCCACGAGTTCACGCCGAGAACCTCCTTGCGTTCGGCGTCGATGCCCACCAGGCACGTCTCGTGGCCCCCCAGAATCGCCTCTCCCGCGCCGGGATCGGGGCGGCCGTCGCTCATCGGCCGCGCCATAGCCATCGTCCAGTCCAGCCCGGTGGTCACCGGCCCGAGGGTGTTGAGGGCGTCGATCACGTCCGCGATGCCGAAGCACCAGCGGTACTCGCGGATCAGCCCGGCCGCCTTGGCCGCCTTGGCCCCGGCAAGGGTGGAGGTGCCCTGGTAGGTCGGCTCGGCTCCCTCGAAGTCATCGAGGCCCTGAGCGGCGAGGTAGAGGTCATAGGGGTCGGGGATGGCCCTGCGCTGGAGGGGGGACAGCAGCCCGTAGTGGGGCCGCGTCACGGTGAGGCCGACGAACGCCTGCCCGACACAGCTCGATGTCCTCCCCTGATTTTGGATCGGCCTCCAGCGCCGCCAGGAGCGGTCCCGGATGGGCGCAGGCGAGAGCAGGGCGCGCACGGGGAAGGCGCGGTTGCGCGGGTCGTGGCTGGTCAGCGACAGACCACCTCGGTCGAAGGTGGGGCGGGGCAGGGGAAGGTAGGTCATAGGTGTCCTTTCATCGGCCGAACAGGATGGCCCAGGCGACGAACCCGGCGCCGAACAGCACGACCACCACGCCGACCAGGGCGAGAACTACGGCGGCGAGCACGACCTGCCAGGAGGGCCACTCGTTCACGGTGCAATGCACTGGCCTTGCAGCAGGAGCTGGCACGGCTGAGTCGTCGTAGTGGAGGGAATGGTGGTGGTCGTAGTGGTTGTGGGCGCCGGAGGGCCCTCAGGCCCGGGGTCGCCTTTGGGGCCGGGGTCCCCGCGGGGTCCCACAATACTTGCCCCCGGTTCGCCTTGGGGACCCGGAACCCCTTGCGGACCCGGAACCATCGACGCGGGCCCGGTAAAACCATCAGCCCCCCGAGCTCCGTCGAGGCCGACCACGCCGGGGGGAGGCGCGGGTGGGAGGGGAACCACCACGGGCGACACATCGCCCTGCCCGAGCGCCCCGCAGTCGAGCGCGGCCAGCTCCGCCAACAGCGCCTTGCGGTTCTTGGCCGCCTCGGCGTTCTCGGCCTCCTGAGCGGCCATGGTGGCGGAGTCGACCATGCCCTCGAAGACCCGGGGGGCGGTCAACTGGTTGATGAGCGCCACCATCACCCGCTGGGTCTTCAGTTGCGTGCGGCAGTTCGCTTCCACCGCGGCTCGGGCCTGGCGCCGGGTGGTCTGGGCGGCGAGGGCGGCGCCGAGTATCGCCAGGCACAACGAGGCGGTGAGGATGGCAAAGGCGATGGCGCCGGGGTGGTGGTTGTGCTCTGGCACCGGTGGGGCGACCGGAAGGCGGTCAACCACTTTCGTACTCCTTCAGCGTGGCCGAGCAGATCACCAGTTGGGCCTGCACCTCGGCCATGCGCACCCGGATCTCGGTGGCCTCGACGCGCAGTGCCGCCATCTCCTGTTGACCCACGGTGATCTCGGCCCGCAGCCGCACCGCCTCCTCCTGCAGACGGGTCAGCTCGCTACGCAACGTCGTCCACAAATCGACCGCTTCACTGGTCTTGATCCGCCCGCTCTTGGAGTACCTCGCCAAGAGCATGGCGCCCAGCGCCGTGATGAGCGAAGCAGCTATGCCCGTGATGACAAAGGTCATGGACCATGGGCAGGCAGGATGAAGCCCATCTCCAACACCGACGACACTGACTTGGCCCACGCCGCCACCCGGTCCCGGTCCACCTGGGCCCAGCAGGCGACGTGGGGGCCGTGCATGCAGCACACCCCCACCACCCACCCCCGAACCACGATCGGCGCCCCCAGGTAGGACCGCACGATCTGGGCGTAGGGGTTGTCGCAGACGATGGCGTCCTCCAGGCTGTCGTCGACGGACAACACCGCTCCCGAGGCGATGGAGTACCGACACATCGTGGTCTCCTGGGCCACCTCGGCGCCGGTGTTGACGGCCAGACACGAGCGGTTGTTGATGAGGTTCACGTCGATGGCGAACCCGGGATACACCGCGGCCATGCGCTCGACACCGGCGAGGATCTCGGAGAACACATCGGTGCGCCTCGAGACCGGGATCAGCACATCGACCAGCGCCGAGCGCTCCCGTAGCTGGGTCGCCTGATGGACCAGGTGGTCGCTGAAGACCTTGAGCAGGGCAACGTCCTTGGTCAGCTTGACCACCGCGGCGGCCGAGCGCATCAGTTCCTACGCTTGCGAGCGACCTTCGGCATGGGACGATCGTTACCGCCGGCGGCGAAATCAGCGGCGGAGCCGGGCGGGGTGGTGGGCTCGGCCTCGATGATGCGAGCGTGGCTTTGCACGTCGGCTAGATCCGAGGCCACCCTGTCGCCCTCGGCCTCGATGCGCACACCCGACGCGGCGGTGGCGGTGGCGTCGATCTGCAGGCGGTCGAGCAGGATCACGAGCCGGCTGAACTGCTGGCTGGACACGGCCACGTCGATCTTGAGGTCCCGGGCGACCTCGGCAGCGAGGTCCGCTGCGGTGGTGAGGCCGGCCAGGATCTTGTCCACCTGGAGCACCATGGCGATCTCGGGGATGTCGAGCCCCTGCACGAAGCTCATCAGCTTCACGAGCACGGCCAGGGTGGCGCCGGTGATGACCACCAGCAACAGCAGCAGGACCGTGGTCACCGCTCCGCGTCCACCAGCGAGTCGTGGAAGTCCTGGGGCACCTCGCCCAGCGGCTTGGTGTGGGCGAGCATGATGGTGAACCCGGGGCCGGCCGAATCCCAGTGCTGGCGGTGCACCATGTTGGTCGTGTAGTAGGCGTTGGCGTAGACGTAGTGGAAGTTCATGTCGTCCTCCTGTGGGGGCGGGGCGGGAGCGGGCGGGGCGGAAGGGAACCGGACGAACGTGCCCGGACCCACAGCGCAGTGAACGTGGCTGTGGTGCGCGGCCACCGCATAGGGCTTCACCCGCTTGCCCGCCTTGATTGAGTAGGGGGCGCCGGAGTAGATCAGCTCGTGGAGGTGCGTCTCCACCAGGGCGAAGCCGTCGAACACCGCCCGGTGGATGTCGTTGCCCCGGGTCCGCATCCTGGCGTCGATGGCCAGGCCCTCCCCCTTGGTGCCGGCCATGCGGTGACGCGAGAGGTTGCCCGAGGACGTGCGCAGGGGATGGTCGGTGGTGGCCGTGACCACGACGTCGAGCCCGCCCGCCTTCATCGCCATCACGTAGGCGAGCAGGGCCCGGTCCTCCTCGCTCAGCCCTGTGGTCGTGAAGGTATTTGACGCGTCGGTGATGGCGGCGTAGTCGGTCACGCCTTCACCGGGTCAGCCGCGGTCGGGTTGATCGCCCCGCATGAGCACCGTTTCGCTGCCCTCCACCTGGCGGGTGTCGATGAAGACGGACTCCGAGGGGTCGGGGGTGTTCGGCGACTCGAAGGGGCCGAGGTCGCGGCCGCGCTGGTCCTTGGCCGGCTGCTCGTAGGTCTCCTGGGAGGAGGGCGGGCCGACTGGCTCGGTGATGAACCGTTCCTCGGTCACTGCCTGGTCTGGTCCGTCCGTTTCGCTGCGCTTGGCCATGGGCAACAGGCTACGCCGTGACACGGGCGAGTCAGGGCACAGGGGACTGCTCCGGCGGAACCGGCTCGGGGTCGGGGGTCGGAGGTGGCGGCGGCGTCACGGGTTCGTTGGGCATCAGGGGTAAGCCTCCAGTTGGTGATCGACCATGAGGATGGACAGGTAAGGCCACCCGCCAGTCCGGTCGTCCACGTAGGTGAAAATGTCGGCCCCGGAGTTCTGGTACACCCGCAGTTGCACCTCCTGGGGCGGCCCGAGGTACCACTCGCACGACACGTTCTGGATGCAGGAACCATCCGAGGCCGGAGGGCCTACGGCACGAACGATGGGCCCGTCACCACCAGCAACGCCAGTGTTCGCCAGGTATATCTCGATCCAGCGGATGCCCGCGTTGGAGGTGGCGTTCCAGGTCAGGCCGGCACTCATCGTGTACAGGCCGGTCGCAGGCACGGTGATCCCCGTCACCGGGTGGGAGGCAATGCCGGAGTAGTTGTAGGCGTTGTACTCCATCCCAATGATGGTGAGGGCTGCGTTGTAAATCTGTTGAGAGGAACCTCGGCGACGGCGGATGCCCCGAGAACGCCTGAATGTTTGTGGCGTTTTCGGCACCCACAGTCCCGAGTTCCAGTCGTAGGTGGGCACCTGGCCGTCCAGCACGGGCACCAGGGAGGCGTCGGTGAGGTCGCGCATGGCGAAGCGGTCCGGCCGCCGCTGGCGCTGGAGGTCGCGCACGTGGGTTTCCAGGGCCGTCACCCGGTGCTTGTCGGAGGGGGGTTGGGTGATCTTGGTCATTGGGAGAACCCGATCTCGATCGTACGGGCCTGGGGGCGGAGGGTGAGCCGCTGCACCCGCTGGAGGTCCCCGTTGGCCTGGACGATGCCGTAGTTGGCCCGCACGGGGATGGTGTCGCCCTCGGACAGAGCGAGGTAGGCAGAGGCGGGGACAGTGACGGAGGGGACGCGGACACGCTTGCGCAGCCGGGCCAGCTCCGTTGCCGCCAGGGGGGCCAGGCCACCCACCGCAGTCTCGGGGGGAGCCGACTGCACCGCCTCCAGCACCAGCCCTGCGAGGAAAGACGCGTCGCGGGCCGAGGCCGTCTCCCGGTCCGAGCCCTCCCCCTGCCCGAGAACATGGACGGCGGTGCGAGTCTGGCGGGCGTCGAGGCTCCACGAGAAGTCCCCCAGGGGATCGGTGGTCAGGTCAACCCCCAGGTCGTTGCGGATGGCCCCCCGGAGGCCAGGGAACACCCGGAGACTGCGCGAGCGGCCATCGGCGGCCCACTCCACCCCCAGATCGCAGATGCCCTCGGCCGGGTACTGCGACAGGGCCTCGCCGATGTTGGCCACCTGGGAGAACTGGTAGGAGCGAAGGAGCAGCTTGCCGGTGGCCGAGCCGGTGAAGCCGATGTTGAGTGCGCTCTTTCCCAGGGCGGGGTCCTGGGCGTAGGTGTTGATCTGCTGGATGAGCAGGTTGGCGTCCTCGCCTTCGGGAGGGGTGCTCACCGATTCCTGAATGGTGAGGCTGGCCGCGTCCCAGACGATGTTTCCGTTTGGGCAGTACAAGCGCACCTCCAGCCGTTCGGTGGCGCCGGCCGGGACGCTGATCCCCTCCTCGATTTCGATGCGGACGGGGGTGTCCCTCGGGGTCGAGTAGGGGATGGGATAGAACACCGGCGCACCAATCAGCGCCCCCGTGGTGGGGTTCTGCCGCTCGATGTAGATGCCCCGCTCGTCAAAGGCGACACCGAGGAACGGGTTGTACTTGGTGAGGATGTAGTACCAGGCGGCTGGAAAGTACCGCACCGCCTGGTTGGGATACCCCGTCACAGTCACGCGCTGGCGGAGGTAGGCGTCCGAGGACGTGGGTGACTGCAACAGGACCGCTCTGGAGCCGAGAACCACCGCCTCAGGGAAGGAGGACTTGGTGCAGTTCACCGCTGTCCACGCTGGCGTGCCGACGGCCTCAAAGCTCGGGTCGGTCAGGAAGTTCGTCCCGATGGGCCCGAAGACCCGCTGGTGGTAGTACCACGGCAGGCCCACGCACCCCACCCGGGTGATGGTGCGGTTGGCCTCGGGGATGGTGACGGGAATCCCCCACCACCACAGCACCCCCTCGTACCAGAGCTGCACCTCGTAGCCGAGAAGCAGAGCCTCCCCCAGGACGGCCAACTTGGCGTCGGTGGTGGGGATGGAGAAGTCCATCGACCCCACGGAGGACTCCGAGGTCCACAGCTCCCGCGTGGCCGAGTCCACGGTGGCCTCCTCCAACTCGTAGACCGGCACCCCCGCACGATCCACGACGAGAAGCTGCGCTCCCTCCACTTAGATCCAGGCGAAGCGGTAGGCAACCTGGAGGAGCACCGAGCCGGTCGTGTTGGCGCGGTTGAAACTGAAGGTGTCGAAGCCGGGGGCGATGCCGCTCCAGTCAGGCAGGGCCGCTACCAGGTCACGGCGGTTGACGCCGTTGAGGGTGACGGTGCGCTTGGCAGAGTCGACTACCAGCGCATCGGAGCCGGTCATGGCCGGGACCAACGTCAGGTTCACAACGGGCATGTTGTCCGGGGTGAACAGGTTGAGCGCCCCACCCGGCCACCCACTCGCGGTGATCGTGGCGACCCACGGGGTTGCGTAGTTGCCCTGGTTGACGGTGGTCGCCGTTCCCGTGGTCCCGCCGCTGCTTGCCGATGTCTGGGCGACTGTCTCGTTGAGGTCGTACTTGCGCGGGTCGGGGGCCACCAGGGGCACCTCCAGCGCCGCCGGCCACACCATCCCGCGTCGGCTGTCCACCGCAGGAGGACGTAGGCGCATCCGCACCGGCTCCCGGCGATGCACGTCGGCGAAGCGCGACGCCGCGCCGTCGATCACCACCAACCGTCGCGTGGAACGCAGGACATCGGTGGTATGGGCCAGGCGGTCCATCGCAGTCACACGCGCCGCCTCGGAGGGGGCGAGCAGAGTGGCGGCGATGAGGTCCAGGGGCCGTCCCTGGTGGCGGCCCAGTATCCGCACCTGGCCGTCGTCTAGGGGGTGGTCGGCACGGATCAGCTCCATGTCCGGCGAGTCCCACCCGGTGAGTCCCTCGGCGCACCACGACACGCCGAAGGCATCGGGCGAGCCGTTGAACAGGATGCGGTCGGGGTCGGCGGCACCGCCCAGGTCCACGGTCCGGGGCATCAGCGCAGGGCCCAGTCCTGCTCGCGCAGCAGGGCGCGGGCAAGGGCGGCGGGGTCAAAGGGGAACGCCCCCTTGATGTTGTAGGTATGCGAGGTACTGCTCGTGGTGCCTTGGCCCTGGAGTGCGGCGAGGAGCTGCGCCGAAGCATCCGCGGGGATCACCTGGCCGGAACGGGGGAACACGGCCAACTCCGGGCCAGCCTCGCCCACGGTGTAGACCGAGCCCGGCAGGACAGGACCGCCGTGCTGGCGCCCCGGGGGACGGTTGCGGCGACGTCGTGCGGCGCTGATGCCTAGGAAGGCCGGTCCCTCCCGGCTCTGGAGGAGGGCGTCGAAGGTGGGGAAGTCCGGCAGGGCGGCGATGTGGGCAGCGAGTTCATCGAACAGCGGGCCGAGAGTCGGAACGATGCTGCGCAGCTCCAGCAGTTGCCGGGTCAACTCCAGCTTGGCCCCCTTCTGAGTCAACTGGCCGGCCCGGACCTGAGCCTCCACGACTGCTTCGATGTTGCGGATCTGGTCGCGCACGAGGTCGCCCTGCTTGCGGCGATTCTCCTCGGACTTCGGGTCGTCCTTGGCGGATCGTGCCTTGGCATCGCTGAGGCGGTCCTGGGCCTGAGCCTGGGCGTCCTGAGCGGCCCGGAGTTCATCTGAGCCCGCCCCGTGTTCCCGAAGCGCCTTGGCTGCGTCGTCGTTGGCCTTGGCCACGTCGCGCCCGGCATCCCGAACGGCCTTGGAAGCCTCGCCCGTGCCCTTCAGGGCTTCACGGAGCGCGGCTGCTCCGCCCGCTTGGCGGCTCTGTGCGTCGGCCAGGTCGAGGGTCGGGTTGAGCTGGTCGTCGATTGACTTCTTGACGGCATCGAGGGCGAGCGACAGCCTGTCTGCCTCGGTCGTCGCCCTTCCCGTCGCGCCGGCGAGGCCGCCCAGTGCACCGGCCTCCCCGTTCATGGCGACGATGGCGCTCGCCGCCGCCTGGGCGTTCTTGTCGCTGGAGTTGGTCAGCGCATCGAGGAACCCCTTGGCCTTGCCCGCTCCGTTGGTAGCGGACGCCGCTAGGTGCTTGTAGGCCTCCACCAGTTCGTTGACCTGGGCTGTCGGCTTGGGAAAAAACTTGGCCTGGATGGCGTCGTTGATTGCCGCACCGAGCGCGAGGGCAGTGGGGATGCCGAAGGCGAGCGCCGAGGTCGTGCTCAGCCCGGCCAGGGCAACGCGGAGACGCCCGATACCGCCGATGAGGCTTGAGATGGGTCCGGCAGCAGCGAGGGCAAGGCCGCCGATGACAGTCACGCTCTGCGCCGCAGCGGGCAGATGGGTGAACGCGGAGCCGACCGAAGCGACGGCCCCGCCGAGGGTGGTTACCGCCGGCAGGGTGGCCCGGCCGATGTCCTCCTTGATGTCGTCGAGCTTCACCCGGATCTTCTGGAGGGGGTCGGCCGAGGCCACGGCCACTCCGCCGAAGGTCTTCTGAAGGTCCTGGAGGATGGCCTGGAAGCTCTTGGTCTTGCCGGCGGCGTCCTTGGTCTGCACCCCCAGGCGGGACAGGCCGGCCACGTTGCCGTTGTAGGCACGCCCCAGGGCGGTAGCGACGGCCTCCAGGGGGATCGAGCGGGCCACCGACACGTCCGCGGCCAGGGCGAGGAGTCGTTGCGCGGCGGCGGCGTCTTTGGTCGAGGAGACGAGGCGGGCCAGGGCCGGGCGCAGGCTGTCATCGGCGATGCCGGTGGCGTTTTGGAGCGAGGTGACGTACCGCTCGCTCGACTTCACGGTGGCGTCGGAGGCCCCCGCGGCACGGCGAAGGGTCTGGTCGAGAGCACGGACGGCGATGTTCTCCGCGGCGGCGGCGGCGGCCGCTCCCTTGAATGCGGCAGCGAGGCCCAGGCGTGCCGCCACCCCTCCCAACTGTCGGCCGAGGGACTTCTCAGCCGTGGCCCCGGCACGCCCGACGCCGGCCTGAATCTCCCTGCCCACTCTGGAGGTGTCAGCGTGGACCTCGATGGAGGCGGTGCCGACGACGGTCACGGTGTGCCCAACTGCGCCATCATCGCCGCCTGCTGGGCGAGCCAGGCGGGGTCCTCGGCCCATGCCTGGAGGTCAACCACCGGCGCGGGGCTCCAGGGGAAGCGCGTCGACAGCCACTCGTCGATCGCCTCCACGCGTTCGCCCTGCTCTGTCACGACCACATGCGCCACGGCGATCCAGTCTGCGGGAGCCAGCGAGCGAGGCTCCAGGCCGGCGAGCAGCACCCGGCCCCTGAGGTGGGTGTCATGGGCTATGGCCCACGCGGCGAGTCGCTGGGTTGCCCGAAAGGGGCGCCCAGGCCCACCTCCACCAGCCACTCGGCAATCTCGGCAATCTGAGGAGCAGAGATGACGTGCTCCTTGCCGTAGATCGCCGCGTCCCACCTCTCCTCGTCCTCGGGCACCAGCACGCCCCGGATGAGGGCGACGGCGGCGTCGAGGATCACCCCGAGCGGTTTGTCGGCGGCGATGATGAGGTCAGCCATCACCCCCCCGGGGAACAGGGGCAGGCAGTGGAACGTCTGGCCGGCCAGGCTGAACTCCACCCCCGGCTCCTCCGGCACCTCAGCGTCGAAGCTACGGGAGCGGACAGCCGAGCCGTTTGGGGTGGTCACGATTCCCCAGCGTAGACCTCAGCAGCCGTTGGCCTGTTGTTGCACCGCCGCGTCCACGCCATCGCCGAACGCTCGGGCCTCTGACGCGGCGTCGGGAGCGTCGGCCGCAGCCTGCGCGGCGTCGTTCAGGCTGGCGTTGATGACGTCGCAATCGGCGACGTAGGCAGGGGTGACGGGCGCGGGGGTCGATGAGGCGGGGCGCAGGGAGCCCCAGGCCACGGAGACGATGAAGAACAGCACGAGCAGGCTGCCGGCAACGCGGAGCAGGGCGCCAACAACGCTGGCCGCCTCGGCCGCCGCTGTGGTCTCGGGGGGGCGGATGATGCCCCGGCGCTCCTCCTCCCATCGGCTCCACTCGGCGGAGGTACGGGGGCGGGTGGTGTCTGTGGTGGTCATGGACACACCATAGCGCGGTTAGGGTAGGTGAGTCAACCACTTCCCCCAAACATCGCCCCTACCTGCGCCTTTGCGAGCGCCCGTGGCTGTCCTAGTCGCGGTACGTGACGAGGAGGCGAGCGCCAGGGTGGCGGCGCACAAGAGGCCCGGCGAGGTAGCGGTGGGCCTTTGTCCCGCGAAGCGAGATGGCCCGGGCCACGGTGAACGCCGAACCTCCACCGTGGCGTCTCGCCCACCCTCCCAGCGCGACCACTGGCGGGAAGTGCGGCTTGGTTCCTGCCTCGACGAACAGCGCGTAACTGACCGCGCTGCCGACCTCGACGGCGAGCCCGCGCGGCCCCTGCACCAGCCGGGAGGAGATGGAGGACCGCAGCCGCCCCTCATCCACCGGGCACGCCTGCTTGGCCTCGTTGGTCAAGATGCGCCCCTCGTCGAGCAGGACCCGGGCGACGGGCCCCTGAGTGCCGCTCAGAAGCGAGCGCAGGGCGGCCGGGTCCAGACGGACGCTAACCACCGCAGCAGCCCCCACGCGTGGCAGGAGGGGGCGCTGAGCGCATCACAGCAGCGCCGGCCTCGTCCAACTCCACCAGCCTGCCCGCCACCAGCCCCGCCTCTACCTCGTCGGTGCGCTCCAGCTCCACGATCTCGCCGTAGACCAGGGCGCGCCCATCGACGTAGGTGTTCGAGGCGGAGCGGACAATCACAGCGAGACGGTGACGCTCAGGGCGGCGCCGCCGAAGCCTCCCGAGGGCGACAGCAGGTAGCCCCGGCCCATCACGATCTCGCTGAGGTCGTCTGCCACCGTGCCGTTGGTAGCGGAGGCGACCACGGCCGACTCCAGCACAGCCAGGTCCGCCAGCAGGGATGCCGCCGAAGCGGCCATCTCGGCGACGGAGGGGGGGTTGCTGCCGCCGGTGGGGACGCAGCGCACCACGGCCACGCTCATCTCCGCCGAGCGAGGCGACAGACAGAACGCGGGGGTGGCCGACTCTGCGCCGGGGAGCCCGGAGAACACCCGCTCCACCGCCACCAGGGTCGCCTCACAGTCGAAGGCAGCAGCAGCCAGGGGGCTGTTCAGGACATAGCGCCGCGCCGGCAACCCTGAGGGGAGCGCGCCCAGCAGGGCCAGCGCCGCCTTGTGGGCGTCAGCCACCCTCGGAGACTTCGGCGTGCGCCAGCTCCAGCAGGCCCGCCTCCACCATCGCCTTGGCCTCGTCGCTCTCCTCCACCTCTTTCACCTCGTCGTAGACGAAGAAGTGGCCGTCGACAGCCACGTTGGCCTTGGCTCGGTATGAGCGGGTCCTGGGCTTGGGCACTATGCCGTCCTCCTCGTCGTCGGTGCTCCAGGGTAGGCGATGCTCGCAGGCCGCCGCAGACGAGCCGGGTTGACCGCGGCCAGCCACAGGTCCACCAGGGGGAGCCCGGTCTGGGACTTGTCGAACAGGTCCATGGGATCGGTGAGCGCCACGGTGACGCCCTGGCGGGTGATGGTGGTGACGCGCTGGGGCAGCCGGCACTCGCCGCTCCCGCTCCAGCCCTTCGCCAACTCGCACGCCAGCTCGGCGGCTGCGGCCTTGGCCGCGCTGTCCGGGACCACCCCGCGGACGTAGACGACCTCCCACGTCCCCGGCTCCGTCGTCGCCACAGAGAGGCTCTGGCAGCAGGGCCAACTCCGCCCATCGGTGCGGACGAGCGTCGAGCCGGCCAGTTGCCATGCCGTCATCACCGCACCGTCCACCTTGACCATCGAGACGGAGACAACCGGCCCGGGCAGCCTCCACTCCGCGGGCGAGCAGGCGCACCCCGCGTACGGGCGATCCCGGTAGAGCGACCCGTCCCAGCGGAAGCGGCAGTCACAGGTGGGCAGGCAGGAGGGGCGGACGGTGACCGTCTGTGTGCCGATGCGCCCTCCGGCGAAGGAGTGGAGGATGACCGTGGCGACGTCGATGGCCTTGGCGTAGTCGGGCTGGGGGTCCGCCGGATCGCAGCACGGCAAGTCGGCGGGGGTGATCCACTCGTCCAGACCGCCGGAGGTCCCCCCGTCGATGACGATCGGGCTCATGGCGTGGCCTGGCGCAATCGACCGCCAGATAGCCGCACACAACCGTTCATTTTGTGCGGGGTCATGGAGCGGCGCGAGGGATTTCTCATACCCCGTAAATGGCCCTGTCGAAGAACCGGCGCACATCGGCGGCGGTGTCGGTGAACTGCGACACCGCCAGGTGGCCGAACACGGCGTTCACGAAACGGGCTTCGGGCGACAACGCCGAAGCGACGATCTTCGTAGCCATGGCCCTGCCGTTCGAGGAAGGAAGGGTGGTGCCGTCGCCGCTTGAGTCGTCGTAGAACCGAAACGGAATCGCCCACTTCGCCCCCGCTAGAGCAAGCAAGTTCGGGTCGTGTCCCGCAGTCTGTGTTGCGTAGGAGCCACCGCCAGGGATGTTGTAGGCGGTGTTGATGGTCGCCCCGAAGGCCGTGTACATGTAGGCGAGGCTGGTGGCAGGGCATATGCCGACGCAACCCTTGTAGGGGATGGTGCCGTCGTTGACGAGCAGCAGCATGTCGAGGGCGCCCATCGACAACCCGACACCGAACGTCTTGGTGATGGTGTAGTTCGCCACCATGTAGGCGTACAGAACCTTGTTGTTGGCAAGAGAGGCGTTGTTGCCCCAGTTGTCGCCCGAGGCGTTCGAGCAGGCGACAATGCACCCGGCACCGATCAGCTCGTAAAGCAAGGCGAGCGGACCAGCGCTAGACGACGGGTCGGTGTTGGTGCCGCCGTAACCGTGGTGCCATAGGACAAGCGGCGCTCCAACCGCTGCGCTGTAGTCGGCGGGAACGTAGATGGTCGCGTTCTGCCCATCCGACATGGCAACCGTGGACGCCTTGTACGGCTGGGTGAGCACCGAGCGGGCCGTCCTGTAGATGGCCTGCACCTGATCCTCGGTCTGGCGATACATCGACTCGGTGAACTTCGTCGCCCCAGCCGTCACCGAGCCAGGGGCGGCTGTGTTGGACATGATGATGACGTGGGCGATGCGGCCCCGAAAGCACAGGGAAGTGTCGCCGTTCCATTGGGTCCCGATAGCACCCGGTTGGCCTGCGGTAATCCCGGCGGCTCCGGCTCCGGCAGCGACAGCCCCGGCCACACCGTCTACACGCCCCTGGGTGTAAGCGCCGTCGCTGTGAACGTGGAGGGCGTGAACGAGCCCGCTCAACTCCGGCGTGGTGTTCAACAGCACGACGTTCGCTCCTGCGTACTGCGACAACGACTGCGTGAAGTTCGAGATGTTCCACCCGTAGGACAGGTTCATCAACATCCGTTGGCCCGTTTCGTCCCACGAGTCGAAGCAGCCGACCACGACGACGGTGAATGGCTGCGCCACCGCAGGCATCGACGGGGCGGCCAAGAACTGCCCCACCCCGTCGAACTCGATGCTGGGCTGGTTGCCCATGTCTGGAGATGCGGCACGGTAGACAGGCTTGGCGGCCCCAGTCGCCTGGACCATCGCCAAGCCACCCACCACGTCAGTCCACGAACTGACCCCACCGCCATCCGTGGCCGAGTGCCCACGGTCGGCTCGCCACCAGTAGGCGATGTTCTTCGCATTCGACGGGGCGAAGGTCGCAGATGGTTTCACCACCGAGCGGTTCAGGGTGGCGATGATGTCCTCAAGGGTGCGGCGGGCCTCAGCGTCGAGTGTCGCACCGCCGGTCGGCTGGATCAGCCGACCGGCGGTAACGGGTACAAACGTGCCAGGGTGTGCGGCCGCCGAGCCGTCGTGGGCGGCGTCGGCGGCGGTACGGGCCGACGCCTCCGCGGTGACCGCCGTCTGCTCGGCCAGGCCGGACACCACCCCTGCTCGGCCGTTGACCGATTGCACCGCGTCCACAGGGGTCGCCAACTCCAGCCAGTTCGCCAAGGTGGAAGCAGGATCGGCGGCGAGGATGAAGGACTTGGAGAGGTCGGAGCGGACGGCCACGTCGCCTCGCTGGGCAACGAGCGCGAGCATGGCCGCCTGGGAGTTCACGGGGAAGGTGTCGGTGATGGCCAGGGCCGGGAGTTGCCCAACCGGGACCAGGCCCCCTCCGTCGAGGGTAGCTACCCCATTCGCCGCTCCCTTCTGGGCGAGGGGGATGAGCAGGGCGTCGGCGTCGGCTCGCGCCACTACCTCGGCGGCGAGGCCCGCTGCGGTGGTAAGCACAGGCACCAGGTCGGCGGTTGCCGGCGGCACCACCACTCGAACCCCCGTGCCCTCTACTCCCCCGATCAGAGGGACCAGCAGGTAGGTTCCCGGCTCGTCCAGGTAGAACCCGGCCAGGTTGCCCGTTGGGCCGGTGACCACGGGGTTCGGCTGGGGGTCGGTGCGAGTGGGGTTCGACCACAGCGTCGCGGCAGCGCCGGCCTCGGTGCGGATCATCACCGGAGTGAAGGCAGCGAAGGTCAGGGTGGTGCCGGATGAGCGAAGGATCGCCTCGGCAGAGAAGGGCGCAGCGGTGGGCCAAGTCACACGAAGACCTCCTGAGGTCGAACCACGAACCGTCCCTCGTGCGCCCCCTTGGGTGTGGTCGTTTGGATGCGGTAGCCCCACTGGCCCGCCTGATCCACGTCCACATCCGCGTGGTAGGCCCCGGCTCCGAGGTCCGCGGTCACGGCCACCTCAGTCACCGCGGCGGAGGGGCGGCGTACCCACACGCGCACGGAGGTTGGGGTGATGGGAGCGGCGGCGGCGTTGGTGACCTTCACGGCGATCCTGGCCACCTCTCCGATGATCATGAGCAGTCCGAGGGGCAGGGCCCGACGCTGGCGGTAACGACGGTCACCGCACTCACGCTCACGCCGATCATGGTAGGGGGCGCCACCGTGACACCGATCCCCGACAGGGCGGCGACGGAGGCGGAGATGCAGGCCGGCGAGTCGCTGGGGCCCTCCACGTAGGAGGAGGACACCGTTGCCACGATCCCCACCGACTCAGAGGACCCCCGGACGTAGCTGTCCCTGCGAACTGAGGGCAGGTCGAGGGGGCCGACGGCATCCGAGGCTGTGCGGGAGAAGCGGGGCACGGCGCGGGTCGTGTCCACCAGGCCGGCGGCCTCGGCCACGGCGCGGGGGTAGGCCAGAGAGATCGACACCGTGCCGTTGGGGCCGGTGGCCTCGGTAACCGAACGCGGGTAGACCAGCGCCATCCTCGGCGTGTCGGTGAGGCCGACCTGCTCGGCCACCGGACGCGAGTAGGCCACGGCCGACGACGGCGTAGCAACAGGGCCCACCGCGTCGGCGATAGGACGGGCATAGGAAAGGGTCGCGGACAACGACCCGACGGGCCCGGCGGACTCGGGCACGGCGCGCGTCGAGTTGATCCCCCGCGACACCACGTCAACGGGCCCGACCTGCTCTGCGATCCCTGCCGTAGCGGTCAGGGCTGCGTCGGGGGGATCGAGCTGGCTGGCGTTGGGATGCGTGGCGTCGGTGCCCAGGAACACCACGATGTCGGCTGCCGACGCGGGAACCGCGGCAGCGGTGGTCTCGACGTAGAACTCGTACTGCACGATCTCATCCGCGGCGAGGGTGATCGTACCGGGAGCGGCGGTGATCGTTCTCGTAGCGACGAGGATGGTGGAGACGCTGGCGAGCGTGGCCCGGAACAGCTCACGGGTTCCGTTGGTCGCCGAGACGGCGTAGACGACGACGGTGAAGTTGGCGGCGATGTCGGCCAGGGCGACCTGGAGTTGCTGTTGGAGGCTGAACGTCCACGTCCCGGTGAACTTCACCGGCTGGAGATTCTGCCCGACGCGGGTGTAGCTCTCGTCTCGCCACCCGATGTTGGCCGCCGCGCCGTTGGCCGCTGGGGGAGGAGTGACCGTGGCGTTGGCAGTGAGGGGGACCAGCCGGCGGTACCCGCTCTCGCCACTGGCGTAGCGGGCGATTGTGGTGGCCGTGAAGGTGGCGTTGACGGTGGTGCTGGCCGCCTTCATGTTGCCGGTGGGCCCGGGCCGAAAGGCGGCGTCTACCGAGCGCAGGTAGCGAACAGGCGCGTCCACCCCTACGGGCAGACGACCGACACGGTCTCGGTGATGGTCAGGCTGTCACCAGGCTGGAGCGTCGGGGGCGAGGCCAGCAGCGACTCGAACACCATCACGCCAGCGGTGACGGCGTTGAGCACCGCCACCTTGCGGATCGTGGCCGCGGGCGATCCGACCGAGGAGGTGAAGGTCTTGGTCAGGGTGTAGGTGGTGGCCGCGGTCGTATGGGCGAAGGTCGCCTCCGAGCGCGACAGCCCGACGTTGGCTGCGGCGGTGATCTCGGCCGTCAGGGAGGTGTCGGTCTGCGCTGGTGCGGTGGCGTCCTCGGACAGGGCGAGGTAGTCCGCCGCCGGCCGGGTGGCCAGGGACACGTCACCCAGAAGCCTGCTGGCGTAGTCCCGTCCTGCGTTGACCAACAAGGCTCAGTCCTCCTCGTAGGGGTGCACGGGACAGCCGAAGTGCTCGCCCAGCAGGTCAGCGAGGGACTGCGAGGACGACGACACCCACTCGGGCGGGGCCGAGGAGTGCGACGGCCACAGGTCCACCACCGCGACCAGTGCATCGGCGATACCCACGCCCTCGGGCACGACCACCGTGGTGGAGGCGTCCTGGATGTCGATCGGGTCGAAGGACTCGCCATCCACGCTCTTTTCGTGGGGAGCCGAGTTGCCGAAGATGATGCGGGTGGGCGCCACGGCTACGACTGCACGGGGATTTGTGAGTATCCCGTGACCGCTGCCGGAGGCGTGGTGGAGTCGGCGTACCACGAGAAGGCGCGGGAGGAGGGATGGGTGACGGGGACGTCGTTGGCCGGCCCGTTGCCGAAGCCGGTGTTCTCGATCCCGAAGCCGGTGAAGGCATGGGTCATGGGGCCGTTCTCCAGCGTCTTGGGGCCGCCCTGGAAGTAGGCACGAGGGACGATCCAGCGGTAGAACCCGGCCCCTGAGGGAGCGGAGAGGTCGCTGTTGGAACGCTTCGACCACGCCTCGATGCTCACGCCGTTGGGGGTGGGGTCGACTCCCACCGCGGGGAAGGCGGCGCCG